TTAAGCCGCATTTGCGGCGTATTGTACGGCATTTTCTACGAGATCTTTGATATGTTTACCCTTGCTATTAAAATGCTCTGTTACACGGATTTTCGTATTGCCAACTACGAAAAACTGCGTACCATTTTCATCCGTAATATACTTAGGCTTTTCTTCTTTAGGCTGCTTGCTCATTTGGGTAATCTCCATCAAAGATTTGAATATCAATTGGTGTTTGAAGCATGTGGTAAATGATACAGTCTCGAACCTTGTTCCAATCTTCAGCCCATGTGAGTTCTTCTTGCACGGCGATAATATGCGCCCAATGTCCACGGTGCTGATCTGAGATTTTGGCACAGCGGACACCTTTTACACTTACTTTTTCACCATTGAATGTGAAGCCGTTGCGAGTTTCTTCAAAAATCATCAATGGCATATTTCTAAACATTTTGAGATAGTTTTTGACCGCAGAAATGCTCTTATAGAAAATAAGAATTTTGAACATCAATTCACACTCCAAATGCTGTTTAACTAATTCCTTGCAAGTTTTCATCGTCCTCTTCGGACTTGTCTGCATAGAACAGTTTGCTGTTTCCATCTTCGTTGATTGCTAAGGCACATAACCTTCCACCATAAACACATGCTGAGTCGATACAAATATCGCCAGTTGCTACGGTGTAGGCAGTACCAGTTCTACTTGGGGTATGCCCGAAAATCACTTGCTTTTCCCGTGGCCTATGGTCGTTATGTCGAATCCAGTCGCGTCCCCAAATCAAATCATGTGCTGTATTGTCTTTGAGCAATGGTTTTGACAGACCGGCATGACAGAATATAATTTCTGGTGTATCATACACAAGCGGAAGCGCCTTAAACCAACCAATATCTGATTCAATATCTATGCCATTTCTATCGTAGCTGCACACGGTCGAGTATCCGCCGTTGTAGAACCAAAGCGAATTATCTCCGCTTGTAAATGCGTCAATCGCCATTTGCTCATGATTACCACGAAGGCAAATACAATTATCTTTTCCTACCTGATGCTGAAGCTTACGAAGAAACGCCACTGTCTCACAGCTATTTGCTCCGCGATCTATGTAGTCACCAACAAACACCAATGTATCTGTCTGACTGCTATAATCCACACTTTTCAGAAGCTCTTTTAGTGTGTTGAGACATCCGTGAATGTCTCCGATGGCAATTATCCTATCCATTTCGGACTCCTTTCAGCAATACGGACGGTTTTGTGTTAAAAATCTCTTTTGTGACGATATGGTGTTCATTGAGCAATTTGCGATATAGGCTTGCTACGCTGCTGCCAGATACGATAGTAAGCTCATTTACAAGTGGGGTAATCAGCCCAATCCCATTGCTAATAGGAATTTCAGATACAAACACCTTGTCTACAATATCATTTGGCAAGCCCTGGATCGTACAGTACCCATTGTCCGTAATGATCGTACATCCTTGCCAGTCTGGAATAAGTAATATCTTCATTCATTCGTCTCCTTGAAACGCTGCGAACGGAAGAGCTTTTTCAAAATAGAAAAATTCCGTGTGACTTCCTACATCAAACTTTGTCATTTGCTTTCCTTTGCATTCCTCGTGCCACATCCTCGTGTAATAAATTTTGAAGTTTCGTTCGCTACAAAATTCATTGATTTTTGCAACTATCTGTTTGGCAATCTCTTTGTCTGGCTTTCTGCCATCAATATTGGCGATAGGACGGAACTTAGCTCTGCTATTGCGAAAATATAGTTTCATACCTCATCGCTCCTTGCTGAAAGCCTGTAAATAGTAACATTCATATCGCCAAAGTATGTGTTGAGCATATTTTCAACGATATTCCAGTCACCATTTGCTAATCCACAGCCAAATCCATATGGGAATGCAAACGATTTGTTATGATACTTACTGCGGATCTCATCAAACGCTTTTGTGAGAGCAACATAATCCGTGTACTTGCGGTACTTGTCTCTGCCATAATCAAGCTGCCCAAAGATATTCAGAACAGTCTTATTCGGTTCAACCGCTACAGGAAGAACATGACCAAGAAGTTCATTTTGATTTTCAAATCTTCTGCAATATCGGATGTAAGTCTTCTTGATGATAGGCCAACGAGTACAGAGCGTTTTTGCTACACCAGCTCCCATTACACCTCGACAATTTACCTGATGGCAGATAATATCTTCCGTTGCGTCAAGAATGTCCCCAACAACTGTTTTAATCATTGACACGCTCCTTCTGGTATTCCGTAGGAAGCATAACAACTACCTTATCATTCCATGAATAGTAGCTTTTAGCGTATTTTGCGTTCCACTGCTTAACAAATTCTCTTAGTTCTTTAGCGGCGACGTCATCAAAATAAAAGTCTTCAACATCCGAATCTTCTTCTGCTTGCTGCAGCATTTGATTTGCGTCGATCTCCATGCTTTCCATTGTTGTTCCGTATACATACTTTGGAATATCCTCATAGTCACAATCAATGCTATCTAATAGAGATTCGATATCGTCATAGAATTCTTCTCCGTAATAGAGCATGTTGCCTGGGAACTCTTCATAATACTCTGCCAGAGTCATTTTTCTTGCTTTTTCAAAGCGTTCATTCTCTGCGCAAGAATCGCAAATCAACATATACTGCGGTGTTTCTTTTTCGCATACTCTACAATGATATTGCTTACAACATATATTCGCAGCATACTCAGATGTATAAAGCTTTTTGCATTTTTCACATCTGTATAAGTCCATATTTTCTTTGATAGCCATTATGTTCCATCCTTTTTAGATTTGAATATAACCACCATGCTTGGGAATGGGGCGGAGTTCTTTCCATCTCCGAATTTTAATCGTCCACGAATAAAACGAATTTCAACATTCGGTTTTTGATAGATATAATCGTGGAAATAACTCGTATCGGTTCGTGCTGGAATCAACATTACAACCGTCGTATTTGGTTTTAACGATTCCTCCGAGCATTTCTTTACCCAATCCTTAATCGCTCTTCCGTATGGCGGATTACAGAAGACCGTTTGCCCCCCCCCAGCACTGTGCAAGACCATTTTCTCGCTCTGTGTAATATGTAGCACATTTATGGTTTTCACTGTCTGCACACGGATCAAGGGTAAAGTGAAACTCGGAGTTGAGTTTATCAAAGAAGTCCTGCGGCGTTGCCCAATTCATAGACTTCGATGAAAACATTACTCCTGTGTTCATATTTCACCTCATTATTTCTTTTCGTTATGTTCGAGTTCCTCTAATACCTTGTAAAACTCACTGCCAAGAATAGGATCACAATCCTGTGGATCTTCAAAATCTTCATTGTAGTTTAATGACATATACAGCTTCCCATTGTGTTCAAATAAACGGGAACTCCCTCTGCCCCAAATTCCAAAATAGAATCCTGGCTGCGGACGGCATTTTACTTTCAAATCATTCTTTTTTAATAAAGCGATCCATTCCTTGTAAACCTTACTATTCTGTTTGAAAAACATTAGACCGGTTGCGCCGTCAGCATATTTTTTGAATTGATTTGCAAATTTCTCTTTGTCTTTTGCTGTCGGTACGATTGACACCGTGTCATTACTGGCATAATAGAGATTGGATTCGATTTCCATATCATGAGAGAACTGATTGAACAACTTGTTTACGATCTGTGCGTTTTCTAAATAGTCGAACACCTGCTTGTAAAATCCACACTCAGGTTTTATCACATAGAATTTTTCCATATTGTTTAACTTGCTCCTTTTAGAATTTCATCAATGGTTCGTGGCGTATAATCCATATATGGCATCATTGCACCTACATTAAACATTTGACACTGCTTTCCGTATAATTCCTGCATCAGATACTTGTCGTGTTCCATCATTTCATGCTCAAATGATTTATGAACATGACCGTACAGGTGATACCACCCATAGAAATGATTCTTGAAGCATGGAATAGGATAGTGACAAAGCACGATTTTGCGGCCATCGTCGTCCACTTCAAAATACTCTGTCACCTTGACAAAGGATTTGATAAACTTGCCGTCGTTGCAACGGTCGTGGTTTCCTTTGATAAGGAATTTTTGACCGTTCAGCGATTGGAGTACCGGTAGCGCTTCCTGCGCCTTGCACCAGAACATATCACCAAGCACATAAACCGTATCGCCAGGATCGACCGCAGCGTTCCAGCGCTTAACAAGCTCTTTGTTCATTTCTTCTACTGTCTTAAACGGGCGATTATCAAATGCAAGAATGTTTGCATGTGCATAATGCCAGTCTGCGATATACAACTTTCGGTTTTCAGACATGTGTTGTAGCTCTCCTTTCGCCAAATTCGCAAGAATCATCTGGACGCACAATTCCTAAATGACACTTTGTACACTCTCCGTAGCAATCGGAAAACATAAGATGCTGGCAGTCTTTGCAATGAACAGGCTCGTTTGTGCTGTTCGTTTGCGTGTATTTTTCGTTATTCATTGTGAAAACCTCTCTTACGCGAATGGATCATATTCGTGTGGGTCTGCTGTGTTTGCCCACTCAACCCACTCTGTAACTTTCTTGCGCAGTTCGTCATCGAGTAAGAATGGCTCTCGTACTAAAATGATCTTGCTATTTTTCTTCATGATGTTTGCATTGTCTACAATTTCTTCGTAGTCAACTGGAAGTGCAAGCATTTTGGAATACACACGATCTCCACGACTTGAAATTCTTCGAGTAAACGATGCTTCTTTGAAACGAAATCGCTCTTTACATTGCGGATTAAGCTGAAGATCAATTTCTTGAATATACCCAATTTTCATCGCCATATTAGTTACCGCTTTCTTTTTCACCATAAGCACAGAAGAAATCTGCATCATTCGGACATTTTGTTTTTAGCATCCGACAATAAATGTAATTTTCACCCTCATTATGGTGCTTACAATATTGACACCTTACAACCGGCTCTGCGTCTATGATTGGCTGTTCAGCTACAATCTTTCTCGCAGCATCCATGCCACTCATAATCCCCATGCCGTACAAATCATCTGTGACTATGCTTGTTGCCTGAAGCTTTTCCAAAAGAGAAGATAATTCTATGTATTTAGGCATTACAAACACCACCATTCAATTTAGCGCCGCACCAAGGGCAGTATTTAGGCCACATCCATGATGTCATTTCTGTACAGTCAGTTCCACAACACGAAAAGGTTCTACAAGCCCGTCCGTTTTTTATTGTTTGAACAATATTACCAAGTTTTTGTATATGCGTTGCTGGAACTACATCTTCCGGAACGATTTGCGCAATGATGTATTGAGCAAGATTATAGTCATTCCAATGATTGAATTCGCTTTCTTTACAAAGTAATCTCTGAAATGCCACATCTTTTGAAATATATTCTGGCATTTACAAATCCTCCGATTCAAATAAAGCTTGTCTAATCACATCAACGCCATTCTGAAAACAATCGCATTGGTGACAAAGCGTTCCATCATATTTCTGTACACAATCGCTACAAAAACCATATTTCACAACGATGTTAAATGCTTCCTGTACTTTCTTTCTGGATTCTTTTGATGGCAAGATAATAATACGATTTTCTTCGTCTGCTTCTGCAAGATGCCGTAGCCGGTCAATCCCATTTTCATTTACCCACATTGCAAACTTGGCGACCTTTTCAACGAGTTCTGGAGGCATCTTTGTATCTTCGTATGCAGCGAGGCGAAGGAAACGCTCTTCCGGAATGTTGCGAGGATAACCATTTTTAATACGATTTTCGTAATCCTTACGCTGAGCGTCTGCCTCGCGTTTATTGGTCAGCCGCTCCATTAGTTATCCTCCTGAGTATTACTGACTGGCGGTTTCCGATAACATTTCAGGTTTCGATCTTTAATATTCCAGTTAAAACAATGTCCTTGTGCAAATGGAATGCCCTCATAATAACCATTCTCATCAACAGAAACGATAGCCCACTCATGAATATCTTCAATCCACACTGGTTGCCCATTCATACGCTGAAGATCTTCGATGCTAAGTACATTGTTTGGTTTCTGCGTCTCCGCAATAATCTTCTCATACTCTTCTAATCTGCTTGCTGCATCACGCAGAGCAACAGAATAAACCGTCGAGAATGTCGGTGGATTTGGGTTATCTCTGTCCCATTTATTTGCAGCTTCACGGAGATTTTTGATTAAAACATCAGTTTCCATTACTTCCTCCACTTTCTTAATACGCCTTGCCTTAACAATTTCGCGTCTGGACGAGCGCCACATCATTAACAGCATTTCTGAGACTGATTTTGTACGATCGTGTTTCTTTGCGTTTTTCACAACGACAAGTTGATATGTAGAGCTACCGCTAAATACCTGACGCGGGCATAGGACACCAACAAAATAAGGGATTTCATTTTTCACATTCTCAAACACACTCTCTGGCATGACATAGTAGTTCTTATCGCCAATGAAGTTGTGTCCATTTTTCGAGTGAAAATCATCGACGGAGGATTTAATCTCATAGCAAGAGAAATCTCCTTTTTCAATGCCAGAAATGGAGTTGTTTATTGGTTTGAAAAGCATGTAGTCAACTCTTACGGTATTGCTTGTTGCATAATCAAATGTCACTTCTTTTGCCCAATACACACGCGGATCGTTATGCGGATCAATGTGTTTTTCTAACAGCTCTGATAATTGCTTTGTGATTTCTGGTCGTTTCAATTTTCTCGCTGCTCCTTTTTATCTTCATGACAACTCAAATGGTATAAAAAACACGAACTACACGGAGGAACATCACATTCGCCAGAGCGGACAAACGGGCAGATACTATTATTTACTCTTTCGTCCATGCGTGTTTTTCCTGCTTCCATCTACACCCATCACACATACCAATATGCTCAAACTGATACTTTCCGCATAATACACATAATTCATTTACCGCATCATGTAGCTTGTTTTTCAGTTCTTCATACTTTTTAAGCTCATTCATGTGGAATCCCTCTTTACCATTAGGTACTTTTTTACGCGCACATCAAGTCCCATATTTTGCGCTGTTTCTATCATATGTTTTGTACCAGACGATACTCCATCCCAAAAAGCAACGAGTGCATCTGCGTACTCAGCCATCTGCACATTGCGTTTGAAGCCGGCAGATTTTCCGTACAAATCCCAATCAGCGGGCATGTAGATTACTTTGTAACCGTGTTCCTTTGCATAGCGTTCTCCAAGTCGATCTGCGCCACGAGCCATTCCGCAAACAATTTCAATATTATCGTTGATGTTTTTCAGCAGACGGTCAAGACATTTCGACATGCCGTCATAGTTGTTAAAATCACGCCCGCCAGCGATTATAAGCTTAAACATGATCTGCACATTTGCCAGAACCCTTACAGTCTGGACATGTATAGTAGTCTCCATCGTCTTCTGCGCATGAACGCCTAAACACTTTTCCTGTTCCACAGCATGTTTCGCAAGCCGTATTGATTTCTCTGAGCTTGGCTAAACTCTCTTTGTATGGCGTAATCTTCTTCACATATTCACTATTCAGCTCGCTGATTTGTTTTTCAATTGCGCGAATTGCTGGAACTAAGTTCAAATTTTCATTAGGCATAACGATCCTCGCTTTTGCACATTGAGCAGCCATCACAAAGCTCCGTAGGATCAAAACATTCATCGCCCTGCATACAGCGACAGTAACCACAAGTCGCTACACATTCTCCGTTGTAACCATGCTCTACAAGAATTTCAGAACCGCATCTTCCGACACAATAGCACATATCACACCTCATGCAATTTCCGCCAAGCGCTGTGTTGCAACATCAGCCCAAGGCATTCCAAAATATTTACTCTTTTTATTATCGCAAATGCCATTATCCATGCCTATGTAGTGACGTCCTTCAAGCTTTGCAGCAATCGGAATAGACCCGCAACCACAACAATTATCAAGAACAACTGCACCTGGATTCGTAAAAGTACGAATTGCATATCTGCATAGTTCAATAGGCTTCTCAGTTGAGCTGATTGCAACAGACGGATGAGACTTTGGAAACTCCCAAATCGAAGACGGGTGTTTCATATCTCCGGTCGTTTCTACGACTTTATACGCACCGTACACGCGATTATTCAGAATATCTTCCGCATTTTCGCCCTTTGCTTTACCTTTACTATGATTCTTTTGTCCTTTTACCATTTGTGGATTATAGACTGGCTGCGATTTATAAAAGACCATGATATCTTCATGTTCCCGTAGCGGCATTCTATTCGCATTCAGAAATCCGCTTTTCAAAACCTTACGCCAAATAATGTTGTAACGATGTAGTTTTTCATTTGACAACATCATCTTAGCCGTAAACTTATCTTGACCGAACAAAAGAATTGCACCATTTGGTTTGATGATTCTTTTGTATTGCGCCCAGAGCAATTCTGGTGGAATAACAGAATCCCACTTGTTCTTAGTTACCCCATAAGGGAGATCACAAAAGATCATATCAATAGATTCATTTGCAATCTCCCTCATTCCGATCAGACAGTCCACATTATAAACTCTGTCTAATTCCACGCTATTTAGCCGACCTTTTCTGCCTGCCCAAACTCAATTACATGGGGAGTATTCGTAGATCCAAACCCGCCATTTCTGATACCGCTTGCTGCATCATCATATGTAATGCCATAAGGAAGAAAGATGGCCTGCGCGAATTTATCACCCGCGTTTACCACAAGCGACTTTCCATCGCGGCTGTCATTTGTAATTTTCACGAAAATATGTCCCTCATTATCTGAATGGTAATAATCGCTATCGACTACACCAACAGTATTATCAAGCTGCATCCGATACTTGAAGCCGAGGCTACTACGAGGAACAATAGCGAGCCACCAACCCTCTCGGATATTAACACGGATACCAGTTGGGACTTTGATTGACTCACCAGCGGCAAGTTCAAATGAAATTGGACTGACAAAATCATATCCTGCTGATCCAGAGGTCGCACGGACAGGGAGCGACACATCATCAATATTTGCTGTAAAAATATTTCCAAAGGTGTTAAGCATAGCTTCCGCGAACTGCTGCTTGCTCACCTTTTCAAACTTTGCAATTCTGTTCAACTGCGACTACCTCGCTTTTCCATAGAATAATCTCTCCAGATGAGAGCGATTTTGGAATGTCGATGATTCTTTGATTTGAGCTTCCTTTATAGCAAAGCGTCATGTCTCTCTGCTCAAGAATAAACTCTCCATCAACAAGCACATCACACAATGATAAAAGACTTAGCATTTCACTGTTTTCCAGTATTTTTTCATAGCTAAACCCTGAGTAAATCCACACGGAGATATCTTTTATATCCTCTTTCAACGCCGTCACAAACGGCACAAGCTCACTTGCAGAATACATAGGATCTCCGCCACTTAATGTTAATCCAGAAATAAATGGTGTTTTCTTGATGTACTCTATAACCTCACGCTGCAACTCTTCTGTAAAAGGTCTGCCAGCCGTAAAAGAGTGAGATGTTGGATTGTGGCATCCCTTGCAGTTGTGCAAACAGCCGCTAATATACACCACAACCCGAACACCATCACCATCCGCTATGGATTCAAAGTTAATGCCAGATACATTCACTCAGTATCATCCTTCATTTGATTGAAGTCTGTATAGTTGCTGTGCTTAACTCGATCAAGGCATTCTTTGATTTTTCCAGCATTGAAATTACGGTAATCTGTCGTAAGATATCCGGTAACTCGACGGAGACGCTGAATTTCCGTATTGCCACACTTAGGGCAGTTATATCCAATCTCACCCTGATACCCACACTTGAGGCATGAGTCAATCGGGAAGTTAAATGCAAGATACGGGATATCAAGCGACATAGCGTAGTCAATGATATCTTCAACAGCCTTTTCGTTCTTCATAATCGAGCTTTCCAGTTCGATATAGGTAATGCAGCCGCCAGTCGGATACTTGCAGAACGGAGCTTCCAATTCAAGCTTTCTGTAGATAGATACCTTCTGCCAAACGGGAACATGGTGAGAATTTGTGATATACTCACGATCTGTTACTTTCGGAATTACACCGAATTCCTTTTTCAAAGCAGTAGCATAAGTGCGGCACAGATTTTCTGCTGGCGTAGCATAACATGAGAAGTTTAGACCGTGCTTTTCGCTTGCCTCTACGCAAAAATCATAAATATGCTTTACAACGCTCAATGCAAATTTCCAGACCTCATCATCTTCAGAATGGTCTTTTCCAAAAAGCGCCTGACACATCTCTGCAATACCGATATAGCCAACGGCGAGAGTTCCATGCTTCATCGCCTCATAAATGCCCTTATAAGAAGCCTTATCATAATCTGCAATCGTTCCATTGCCATACATAAACTTCGCAGAGGCAACAGACTGTTTGCACACATGATAGAATCGGTCTACAAGGGACATTTCTGTAAGATGTAGCACTTCGTCAAGCTCTTCCCAGAATCCGTCTAAATCAGCGGTATCACGCTCGCCAAGACAAATACCATGTTTGATACCAAGCTTCGGAAGATTGATTGTAGTCGGGCAAACATTTCCGCGCCCAAGTTTAGAATATCCAAGCCCATTTCTGTCATATCCCATCATCGTTCTACAACCCATCGTTGCCATCTCCGTATCTGGATTGCCAGGTTCTTCAATGTTTCCTGAGAAATTGCAGTTGACAATATTGGGATAAATTCTTCTGCTCAGTGACTTAATGGCAAGCTTTTTGATATCGTAGTTCGGATCACCATTATGAGCGTTCACGCCGCTCTTGTACTTGAAGATACTGATTGGGAAAATTGGTGTGAGGTGATATTTGCCAATACCATCAAGACTTGCAGCCATAAGCCACTTTGAAACGAGCTTGCCCTCTGTCGATGTGTCCGTACCAAAATTGATTGATGTAAACGGAATCTGAGATCCCGCGCGGCTTTCCAGTGTGTTCAGGTTGTGATACAAGCTTTGTGCCGACTGTTTGCCCTCGCACATTAGGTCAAAATACGCCTGATTGTACATAACAGGATCAAGGTTCGCCTTGTTGTCGATATAAATATCGCTTTCGGATAAACCGACGCGCTCTAAAATTACAGGCTTAATTTTCTTGATAAAATCATCAAGCTCTTCATCTGTCATAATAGAAAAGTCAGTTTCTCCAAATTCTGCGCTTGCTTTTACAAGAGCCATGACATACTTTTTGACGAAACTTTTCTTCACAAATGGAGCAAGATCATAGTCAATATGGCAAGATGCGACTCCGCCAAACTGAACTTGGCTCTGAATCTGAAAAATTACAGCGATAAGCTGGCAGGCCGTAGAAAAGCTATTCGCTGGGCGAACATCACCGTTTCTTGTTGCAAAGCCGTTATGGAGCAATCGCCCAAGATCTGCAAATAGGCAGTTGTGATCTCCAATATCGTACTCTGACAAATCATGCAGATAGATTCTCGACTCCCTATGAGCCTGCGCAACCTCAGGCCGTACAAACACATTCATTGCAATATTTTTGTGGAGTACATTTGCGCTTTCAAATTTTCTGCCGCCAAACGAATGCTCATCGACATTTGCGTTCTGGTTTTGAACATTGTTGCACAAGAGAATATCTTCAATCTGCTTATTCAATTCGTTGTTCTTTTGGCGCTCCTGATTGCGCTTCTCACGATACTTGATGTAAGCCTTCGCAGTCTTCTTGCATCTGCTTCCCATCAAGCCGTCTTCAACCATGTCCTGAATCTGCTCAACATCAACAACGCCAGAAAGGTTAGAATTTGAGATTTTGCTTGTAACGCGCAAAGCTACATCTCCATCAACTTCATCGACAGATACCATCGCCTTTGTAATTGCATTGGCAATTTTACTTGCATCAAACGGTTCAATACGACCGTCTCTTTTCCGAATTTCTGTAATCATTCTTCGCCTCCTGCGATTTCGCAAATAGCACGGTAAATCTCGTTCCAATCGTGAACGCGAATCATGCCATTTTCTTCTGCGTTATAGCTTCTGTTGTGTGGCTGGTCAAAAAGAAGCTTTTTGTACTTTGCGTTTTCGAGATTATGAACGCCGTCATCAATCAAGACATCACCGTTAATAAGTTTCTTGTCGTGTGCAATAATGACATCTTTCCAACATAGGTACGGATAATGCTTAAATAGCCATGTCATCTTTGGCGGAACAGTGTTGTAGTAAGACGAAGTTACAACCCGAACCAAATGTCCATCGTCAATCAGCCGGCAAATAACATCCTGTGCGAACGGCATAGGAGAAAGATTTCCCCAGAATGCTGGATCATTCAAAGGGGCAAACAGTTCTTCTTTTGTAAGAGACGGGAAGAATTCACCAATCAGCCAGTTTGTGATATCTTCTGGCTTAACCGTAGTTCCGTGTTTTCGGTTCAGCGCAGCAACCCAACATTCAACAAGGTTTTCTAACACATCATCCATATCAATAAGAATTGTCAAACGCTTAATGCTGTTCACCTCCAAGCCAATTTGATAGTTTGCGTTTTAGATCTGAGATTGTACCATCGTTGCAAATCACATAATCTGCATGGTAGCTATCAAGCGCTGTTTCTGAAGGATGCTGCTGTTGCTCCACTGTGAGTGGACTATTAAAATTTGGTCGCACAATTCGTAGATGCGTTACATCAAAGCCAGCGTTTCTCATAGCCTCAATTTCGTTTGGAAAACGACAATCCGGAATTAGAACATAATCCCATTCATCGGGAAACAGATCGAGTACATTGACGAGGAAACTTACCCAGAAATCCGGACGCTTCTGACGAACCACATCCGTCCCAACATACTGTAAAAGCTTGCGACCAGCATCGTCTTTCTTACCGTCCCAATCAAAGAAGTTACGGCAGATGTACTTCAGCAAATCTGCGTAGTGTGTTACAAGTACGCTTTGGCATTGATTAACTAATTCCTCACGAAGCAAATTTGCGGATGTATCTTTCCCGTGCTGCGCTTTACCAGAAATACAAATCACTTTCATTCGCTCACCCCAACATACTTATGATACTGAGGAAACTCCGTATCAAACCGATCAAGCAGCATAGACGCTACTTCACGCATTTGCGGATGTGCTGCCGATGAAAGACGCAATGTAAAGAAATGTCTCCATTCGGCAAGATTCATCGTAATGCAAATTTCTGTTTTCGTAGAATTATTTAGCACGGAACGCGCAATTTGCGGGGTTGCCCCAAGCTCAAGCATTTTGAAGTAGTGACGCTCAGCGTCTTCACAGGCCGACACCCATTCATCATAAATTGCAGACTTTTCATTTGCAGACATTCCTTTGACCTTGCTATCAAGCTCCATACCACCCAAAAGGTCAATATAGGAAATCGTATTGTCAAATTTGTCCTTAGAGTAGTTGCAGTATCGTGTACTTTCCTGCGCAAAACTCGCTGGGCGATGGCGGACTTCCTCGTGAGACACGCCACGGTCGTTTGTAAGACGAGCTGTGATATCAACATGTGCCAGTAGCTCAATATCGCCATGCAAACCTGCTACACTCAATGGTGTAAACACATAATCCTCATCTACCTCTGTTGAAAACAATGAGTCTTTGTATTCTGGGAAAAACAAAGGATACGCATATACAAATGACTTCATATATCCAGGAATACGGTATCCAAGCTTTGTCGCCCACTTAAAAAGTTCTCTCCATGCTCTCACATTTCCAGAAACAACCGGACGCTTATCGTATGTAATACGAAGATAACTATTGAAGCCATTATCAGACAGGTTTTTAATTAAAAACTCAAGGCTGTCCAAGCTCACATCATTCAGCTCATAAATGAAAGAATAATGTTCAATAACGGCTTCATGTCCACGCTTAATAATTCCGGAAACAAAATTGATGCACGAATCATCGGTAATATTGTTTTCGCTCTTATAGCATGTTCTCCCGACTGACTCTAAGTGCTTTAATGCAAAAAGATCATCATTATTTGGGGCAAACATAAGTTCAGCATTTGGTTTTACAATCTTCAATCCTCATTCCTCCGATTGTTTAACTATTTCCTAAGTAGCAAAAATAAGTGGTTGTGCCAAGGATCTCATCATAGTATTCATAGTAAACACCATCACCTTGCTTAAAATTCGCTTGGAACACAACATTTTCTGGCAAAACGCTGCCTTCTGTTAGGAGTTTCTTGGCATTTTCAATCGTGCGTTCATCTGGTGTGTTGTTAATAGCACCAGTCCAAGTCGGGGAGTATTGACCTTTTTGGTAGACCACATCGTATAATGTCTCACCTGGAAAAGCATCGCTCTTCATTCTGTTGAGTGGTACGCTGCCGACATATAACTGCACCTCATCCGGAACCCATTCGCTTCCCATTTCTGCCGTTATCAACCTCGCAAGTAAATCAAGATCTTCTTCCGAATATGGCGGCTCTGATTCGACAACTGCTTCTGGTTCGTTAATAACCAAGTCTGCAAATTCGACATCGACATACTCAATGTCCTCAGCTTCAACATCAAATTCTTCCGTATTGTCTACAACAATTTCTTTTGACGGAATTACATATGATGTAGTCACGGGATAACTGTATGAATCATAAAACTCATACGCCTTTGCGTCCTGAGAACAGCTTATTACTTCTGTAATAACAACAGCCACGATAGCACAGATTGCAAGTACAGCAACCAGTGGTGCATGATTTTTTTGCGTTTTGCTAAGTGTTTACCACACATGTTCGTTACGTCCTTTCTTGTTTAGGCAATTAGTTCGTAATCGAGCAAATACCAATACCCACTCTTGTTTTTTCCTAACTCTTTTGCCTGAATAATATCGAATCTCTTAATAGGATTCTTTTTATACCGATAGCTACGAATAGTAAGCCGCGCAGCCTTACCACTACCGATTGACCTTGTTTGAACTGCATATCCCCAGATGTTATTATCCTTTTTGCTTACAAGGGGAAACACATCCGTAATCAGAAGTTTACGGCGATCTTCTGGTTTTTTTGTTGTCAGATCAATATACCCCATAAGCTCAAGCTGCGTCTGAATCTTATTTTTCAAATCAACATCGGGGAGATTAAGTGATTTTACAGCTTTCTCACAAGCTACAAGCAAGCCGCCAATATCTGTAATCACAAATGATTTACCAGATGTTCCGTCTTTGTTTTTATCTGTGCCATACTGAGAAACCAGCTTAATCATCTCATCGCTCAGTTTATCTTTCTGAACTCGCTTTGCTGTGCCGTTTTTGAAGAATGAGAAGAAACTGACGATTCTGCTTAGCTCTGGGATGTTACCAAAATCTCTAAAGTAGTCAATCTTGATAAGGATATCTCTTTGCCTTGTATCTAACGAACTTTCAACCGCCATTAGACACAGCAACTCCATGAAAGTATTTGGCTTATGCTTTTGAGAGATTTCGTACAACTCATTCGCCACAGTGCTGTTCATGTATTTGATAGACTCAATACCCTTAGCAATTACTTGGGACTTCTTATCAAACAGATACTTGTCTTTTGACAAGCCAAACCTCGGAGGAACAATCTGAATTCCGTACAGTTCGGCAAGTGCGCTTCCGTTTTTAATATCATCCTCATTATTTGCATTGTTCAAATATGCAGTGATGAATTCAAACGGATAATAATAGCGGAGATAAGCACACAAATAGCCAATCATACAATAACCAATTGAATGATTATAACCGAACATATAGCTGGAAGCGTCTTCGATAATTTGTAGGAACTCTTTCGCCTCCTGCTCCGCAATATTACGCGGCTGCGTTGACTTTTCACAATATCCCTCAAGAATCTGAGGAAGCGCTTTTTTCAAACGCTCTTCATCCTTACGACCAATAGCACGGCGCGTGTTATCTGCATCAGAACCGGAAAAGCCGCAAATCTGTTGCAAGAACTTAATAACATCCTCCTGATAGATCAGATATCCGTTGTTGTCTTTCAGAAGATCGTCGATAATTGCTGACGGATTCTTGTGCGGCTTATGTTGCATCAAATCATCACGATAAGAAGCGCCAGACGGTCTTAACGCTGCAGTAATCAGTGACATATCAAAGATGCTGTGCGGAACATACTGCCTCAGCATGGAATGTGCGAAATCTCCTTCAAACTGAAACACACCAACAGGAGAACGCAACATATCTTTCCATACAGCTTCATCAGACCAGTTAATTTCATGTGACTTTGGATACGGAATTCCAATTAAGTCATACGCATCCTTGATAATCTCAATATTCTTCAAACCAAGAATATCGTATTTTACAAGGCTTACCTCATGCACACACTCCATATCAATCTGAAGTAGCACATGCCCATCTGCATCTTCAAATGTGCCATAATGATCCGCCAAAGTGATTGGACTCGCTACAATACCTGCTGGGTGCATCGACTGAGAGATTGCAGTATCAAGAAGACCATCGTAGTAGTAAAAAACCTCGGAATACTTTTTTCTTGCTGCCTCCGGATCTGCTTCAAACTCCTGCTTAATAACACTATTGATTTTTCCAGTCCACGGGTTCTTTTCAAAAATCTTTTCGTTTTCTGCTTTAAGCCTGTCGTATTCCTTGGTGTAATACTTGATTAACTCCGATCTTGGCGTATTACTTAATCTGCTCTGGAAAATAAGCTGATTCCCATTCTCCTTATCGAAGTAATAGGTCGCATTACCATCTCTTGCATCGCCAAATAGAATTTCGACATTTAGATCTTTCAGTGATTTAAGTACCGTTTTCAGGTCTTTCAAGTCGTGCTGATGTTCTTTGTTCCACCGAACACCAAGCGCACGGCAAATCTCATCAATACAACCCTTGGACTTAATCGTTCCAACAGCAAGAATAAACGCGGTTTTATCCTGCCCAAAACGATTGATAATGTACTCATACACTCGGTCTCTGTCAGACGGTGAGACGTCGATATCAATATCACCGATTTCCTTACGATCTTCATTACAGAAACGAGAGAATACCGTATGCCATGTCTCTGGATTTAAGTCTGTAATATCGGTAACATAGGCTACACGAGATCCGCCACATGAGCCACGGTTGAACCCAACAGGAATGCCGTTTGACTTGCACCATGTAACAAGCTCTGACATAAACAGCATGAATCCTGACATGTCGATTTTGTCAAACACTCGGCATTCTTCAGCAATAGCCGACTTGAAGTTAGGAAGCTGCTCTTTTGAAATAGCACCAGACAAAAGCTTGGCTTCAAGCCCGCTCTTAATTCGCTCTACAAATACTTCCTTGTCTCTTCTGCCATAAAGCTTTGGATACTTAAAAGACAAGTCCAAATCAAAGCTTTCGACAGAATCAGCCATACGGTTTGTGTTTTCGATTGCATCAAGATACAGACTTTCTGGAAGCACATTTTGTTTTCTGAACATCTCAACCAGCTCATCATAACTCTTATAAGTCAAGTCAAAACTGTCTTCATCGCTATATTCGATATGCTTTGCAGCAAGAAGAATACTTCGACATTCAGCCTTGTATTTATCAATGCTGTGCGTATCTGTGCCGGCAATCAGCGGCTTGCCAAGTTCTCTGGATAGCTGTGCAAGATGTAAATTAAAATCCTTTTGTTCTTGGAAATCATGCGGTTGGATCTCAAAATAATCATAATGCCGTGCCAGCTCCATATACCGTTTATGAGAGAACGGAAGCTTATTCAGCGGAGAAGCAAGACAAGCGCTGATTTTGATGATGTTTTTTGAAGTCCCAAGAAATTCATCAAATGAAATTCGCGGTTTGTAGTAGGTGTGAGAATCTGTCGTTGAAACACTTACAAGCTTATTCAGCTCAAGAACGCCCGCATAGTTTTTTGCAATCAAAATTGTATGGTAGTTATCACGAACCTTTGATCCCGTTTCAGGATTCGGCTCGTGCGTTTCCGTAAGATAACATTCAATACCGTGCAGATACTTAATTCCTTTGTCATCGCAATACATCTTTTTCTCTACCCACTGATAGATGTTGCCATGCTCTGTAAAAGCAAGAGCTTTCTGCCCAAGCTCAACAGCCTTATCGACATACAGCTTGTAATTAGTACAGCTATCTAACAGCGATAATTCAGTATGCACATGATATGCAGTATAATTTTTATCTGAAATCGCTCACACCTCCTAACTAACTGAACCAAACACCTCTTCTTCCTCATCAATCATTTGAGGCGGAGGATATGGCAAAGATCCTATGTGCGTTTTTGTGTCCCACGAATACTTTCTATCAAGATCTTCTTCATTTAGGAAAAATCGTCTGGATGGCGTATCATAATACACACCAATACTACGACCTTCGTAACCAAGCATTCGATCTTTAAGAATGTCAATAAGGACATCATCTTTAATCGGCGGCACTTTCCAACCACTACCATTTAACTTTGGCTCACCCTTTTTGTCCTTTTCCTGTACGCGGTACAGGCTAATGATTCGATGAGCAAGATCAATGATTGCGGAAATACCTTGGACATCCATCTTTGTAAGGCGGCGCATGGTATCAATCTTATGAGGATGAACAACCAGCACAATAGCAACATTGAACTTCTTTGCAAACGCAATAAGCTCCATAACAAATTCACTTTGTTTGTTATATTTGTTATCATCGCTACATTCCAAATTGATTGCGGTTAGGTTATCCAGAATTACAAGCTTTACACCATACTTGCGAACTGCATCTTCAATCGTTGTCATCAATGCAGTTTTTGTATTTGGCTGCCCATCTTCGTAGATATGCAGCCGGCCACGATAAAAATTATCAATGGAGCGCTTTGCTTCTGGCTGAACCTTATAATAAACGGCTTCTCCGGAATGCTTTTCGTCGATATATCGTTGACCTGCAATCACAGAATTAAGCCAATTCTTAGTTTGAAAGTTAGGAAGCTCACCAGAGAACAAAAAGACATTTTTCTCTTCCTCTAACGACTGAATAATGAGCTGATTGATAAACGAGCTTTTACCAGCACCGTTAATACCAGTGATGATATTCAATGTACCAAGGAAAATCTTCATCAAATACCGATCAAGCGTCTTAATTCCTGTACGGATACCGTCAATCTGGTCGATATCAATATCCTGAATATCAGAGAAATCAATTACACCAGGGACAGGGCTATCCTTAGCATTTAAGATTAAATCAAGCACTCGCTCTTTACCAAAATAATAAAGAGCTTCGTTCAGATCGTTTACGGGAAATTTTCGACCGTCATCGGTTTCAAAAATCTGCGGTACTTCAACAACCCGTGTTCTCCAGCTCCCAAGCCGATACACAACCTCTTTCTGCATCTTATAGCCAGCCTCATCATTGTCGGAACAGATAATGATATTATCAAATTGTTCCAGCCAATCCCAATTCTCTTCAATCCAGTGAAAGTTTGTGCTTCCAAGCGGGACAGAAACGACATTGCTAAACCCAGCCTCAATAGCAGACAGGCAATCAGGTTCTCCTTCGCAGATCAGCAACGGAGAATTGACATTTACACGGTTCATATTGAACAGTAGATTGCATGTATCAGCGCCTTTTTGACACCAACATTTGTTTTCGCCTTTACGCACCTTGCGAGATGGGCGATACTTAACCATTGTCAGGACATCGTTGGTGTCGTAATAGTTCCAAACAATATTTCCTTCTTCATCCTGTCGCACATCTGCATAGTCCAGTGTGCTTGGACTAATGCAGCGCTTTTTGAAATATCCGTAGATTTTCGATTTATCTCCAATCGGCACTTCTTTCGGATACTTATATTGGTGCTTGGTGTGAACTCCAAGCTCACCAAAGCTATATCTGATGCCAGCCAGTTCAAACAGCTTTTGGCAAGCCTGAAGATAAGTCATACCCTTGTAAATAAACACATCAAGAATATCATAATTTCTTGCACACGCACCAAAGCAATGAAATGAGAAGGTTTTTCGGTTGTATATGAACGATGCGTGATCCTCTTGGTGAAATGGGCAGCAGCACCGTAAATTCTGCTCATCGAAATCTTGAATATCCAATTCCTGAGCGATAATTCTGGCGTTTTCATCACCAAGTTTTTCTTTCGCTTCAAGAATTACATCACGATCAATTTGCAGCGTGAATCACCCCTATCAAATCAATCCTTTATATTCGCAATGGTCACAAACGTCGCATAGATAATTACACCTCCAATAATCTGGTTTTGCGTTCCACTTATCGTTGGTGGCAATAGAATCTATTGTTTTACTCGCCCAATTCTCAACCGTATAAAGCCTTTTTAACTCGAATGGTTCTTGAATCATGACTTGAGAGCGGAAACAATTAAACTCTAATATATCTGGGTAGCGACCATATTTTCCTTTGACTGCTGCGGAATAGACATATAGCTGGCGTAGATATTCGTCTAATTCCGCATCATGCTTCGTTGGCTTTGAACGCTTTGAGCGAGGCTTCAAAGTTCTTGATTTATGGTCTGTTACGATCAACTTCCCGTTTTTGCTAATGAGATCAACGAATCCGGTAAATTTTCTGCCAGCAAACATAAAATCAACCTTTTCTTCTACGCCAATAATAGTTCTCGACGGAAATGAAAAGTCATCAAGATAATGAAAGCCTTGCTGAAAATAGTTCATATAGATCTTGGAGTTTGGGGCTTTTGAAAAAACATTCTCCTTGAAATGGGCTACATAGTAGGTAGACAAGCGCTCCTTTTCCAGTAGCCCACTCAAGTACATCTGCAAAATCTTGTGCATGTAGCTTCCAAATTCTGCAAAAAAGCCACTTTTCTTTTTCAGAGAACGTCCATTTTCATCCCGATATAAATAGGAAAGAAACCACTTATACGGGCAATCATCAAATGATGCTACTCTTGAATAGCTCCAAGTCATATCTTCGATGATTAAATCGTATCGAATAGTGCATCACCGCATTTATCGAATCGACTTAAAACGGGAGTTCTTCGTCTTCATCAGACTCTTCTTCGGTCAGAGCAGACGGCTTTGCTTTCTGCTTTTTCCCGCCCTTTGGAGTTTTCTTTTCCTTAGGAGATTCTGCGGCATCAGATCCGCTTCCATCAGGCATCTCGAAATCGAACAGCGTATAGTTTACAAACTCGCGGCCTGCATCCTTATCGTAGCGATTAGAGACGTCACAAGCACCAAGCTTGATTCTGCACCGACCATCTTCATTCAAAGAACGCTCAATGAGACCTAACTTTTTGTTCGCCTCGCCAATCAGACTGACGAATCCGTTAAAGTCGGTTACATATTCATCTGTCTTCTTATCTTTACGGCTTGTGGACACTCTTACCTTAGAGAAGCTATCTCCTTGATTTGTGATCTCCCAAACCGTAGCAAATGCACCTTCACGAAATCCCATTACGCATTACCTTCTTTCTTTGCTACTGACTTTTTCTTTGTTCCAACCGGAAATTGCTTTTGAAGCTCTTCAAGAAGCTCTCCTGCGACCGTAGGATCTGTGAGGTAATTCATATAATCGGCAGTTGGCTTATTGCCATCTTTGACATACTTTTTAACAACCTCAATAAGCGCCTTTCTCGCACCGGCTTCATTTTCATTTGCATTCAGATATGCTTTGACATGATCGTCAATCTTTGTGATGATTGGACGAACAATAGCCATTTCAGCTTCCTGTTCCGCCTCTTCCTTCTTGCTCCGCCAATTATCCGGATCATCGTCCGGTGTTGCGATTTGGAAGAATTTCAGCATAAAATAACGGTTTGCATATGTCAGGCCGCTACCAAAAGCTTGGCTTGCGTCGCCCTGCTGTCCAACCAATGCCCACGGAACAACGAGAGTATCATTTACATCATCGCAGTTTACCCAAGTAAAAGTAAGTTCTGCATGAACAAGCGTTTCGTTGATTTCCTCTTTGAGCTGATCGCCAGACTTTGTATTCTTTGTTTTTGTGTAACTGACAGGCGTTACAGAAAGTGTGCCAGGAACAATACTCGGCTGCAACGACACACCGTATTTCTTCATGCCAGCAGCTACACGCGCCAGAATCTCATCTTCCGTAACATACTTGTAGTTAAATCCGGATTTGTTCTTGCGAAGAACCTCCACCATTTCTCGGATCTTGGCAAGTTTCTGTACCAGATTCAAATTTGCTTCATCAGGCATTATGATCCTCCATAAGATAACTTGCGGTCATATCTGCAAGATGGAGTAACACCGCAAGCGGGCAAAGTTCGTAAGCTTTGCTGATACTCCCATCTCCGCCTTTGACGGCGGAATCAAATCCGCCCATATGAAAGCGAATCGCATAAATTTCATCGTCTGTGAGAGCCATATGCCGAAGCAGAATGATCACGGACTTTTCGCCATGACCAACGGGGAACTGGTCATCATGCTTATAAATTGCTTCCTTATGCCATTGACCTGTCTGCTCATCCTTGACATTTCTACTCCCTACAACATATAGGTTTGCCTTGCAAATATCGTGAAATAGTGCAGAAATTGAAAGCGTCTCATCGGATACTTCAACCTCTTCGTGTTGCTTAACAAGTTCCTTTAAGGCTTTGTAAACATTCAAAGAATGCTCTAACAAACCATATTTGTAATTGCCGTGGAATCTTGTACTTGCTGGAGCATAAAAGAAATCACTTTCTTCTACCCATCCTAACAGTTCTTCGATTCCGTCTCGACAAATATCTTTCTTACAAATCGAAAGAAATTCATCTTTTAATGATTGTCCCAACTTATCGCTAATCAAATTAAAACCTCCGTTTATGCAGCTAAATCGTCCTCAATATTCCGAACAGAATAGCACTCTTCGCAATAGCGTTTTCCGTCCTGAACCACAACATAATCGGCGGTAATAAATTCACCGCAACAATCACAACGATGTGCTTCCACAAACGCCCCGCCGCAATGAGGACAAACTGTAAAATGCTCATATGGTGGAGTATCGAGACCATGCGTTTCGATATAATGCTTTGGCTCTTGAAACACACAGCCGCACTCCACACATACGAAATAAGGATTACTCCTTGGGCTTAAATCCAATAGCGACACCAACGCTGTCATCTCCAGCAAAATCACGCAGCATCTTATCCAAAGAGATAGGAGCATCGGGGTGCTTGACCTCACAGCTATCGGTATGCTTTTCCTTTTTCTTCTTCAGATAAGGACGGTATGCGTTCTTGAACTGCGCCTTAAACGCATTTCGAGTACCGAAAATCTTGCGCATACAAGCCATCGCAAAACCGAATTCCTCAGAGAACTCATCGTTGTCGCAGCGCACGACCGTCTTAGTACCATCTCTCCAATACACAATCGTGGCAGGAGGATTAAAGATGACCTGCGCCGGCTGGTGAACCGCCGTCATAGCAGTAGGACGATTTGCTGGAATGCTCGCGGCACTGACAGAACGCAACACATCATCCAAAATGCTGCCAACAATGTTCTGATTCGGATACGGATAAGAAACCATTCGCTTTTCCATAAACTGAACTCCTTTAATAAATTATTTTGCTAATTCCTTTGAAAGAACCAAACGGATGGCTACATGCCATTCCGATATTGTTTAGCTATTTCCTCTATATAATAACACGCTTGACGCTATCTGTCAAGTGGATTTGTGGGAATAATCTGCTTTTTCAATAAGGCAGATTCCAGTATTCTGTGCTGTAATTGTTGGGCAAATCGTTCCGCCCTCTTGCACTCGACCACGCCTTGTTTTTGAGTTGGGATAGGAGAGATCGACAGCCCCCCCCACGACGCACTCAATAAAACCCTGTTTTGTGGCCTGTCTAATTTTTAGCTTTTCCATTGTTTACACCCTTATTTTTGGCGGATCTTTATAATGCGACGCTTTGATAGTAGGAGATATCCCACCGCCGCTATCGTAGCTTGCATCATAAACCTCTTGGTTTTGGTGTAGTTTTCCACTGTCAGGTAACACTCTTCCAATTACGCTGAATGAGCATTGACGCTGTACCATCCGGTCTTCGCACCCCCCCCCACCAGCTTCCGCTTTCAAAGCGCGGGCAACAGCGTTTCCATCATAGATGCGGTTTGCATCACCATTGTAATCGTTGATATAACCGATCTGCATCAGCTCTGCGGATACAGCATCGCCGTCAGATTCGCTATGGTGATTCTCTAAACGGGTAAGTGCCTTTTCAAAAGCACCAATACCACTAAAGAACGATCCAACAGACATATCGTCAAACAGATATGGCATAGCGTCATATAGATTTTCCATGATATGCTGAAGGACATCTACGACAATACTGTTGCCGGCCTGCTTGTAGAGCTGCGAACTGGAACGGTCGTTACCATTATAAATATTCTCGTTCATAGCATCGCGTGCTTTTTCAAAATCCTCATCGTCAAAACCCATCAAACGCCAACACTCTTTTGGCGTGAGTTTTCTTACCCGAAAACCTTGGCGCATTGCAATGGGCGTTTGCCCACCGCCCATACCGGCAGCGCTATTTACGCATGGACAGATACCATCGTCTCTCGGAGTCTGATGCTTTTGCAAGCCACCAAGCATTGTGATTTTATCCTCTGGTGTAGGACTTACTTCAATCAGCTTAGTCCCATTGCCAGGAGCGTCATTCTTGAAATTTGGCATAACTGTTCCTATACAAGTCTGATCCGACTTGATCCTCCTATTGTAGTCATCATAGATAATTGTCTGGTGTAATGGCGTAGGTGATTTAATGCGGATTTTTACGCCCTCGCCTTTATTCGTCGTTAATGTCGGAGAAACACCATCCGAGTCGTAAACCGTACCGTTCATTCCATGCCCAGACGGATTAACATTTCCAACATTGATTGGCATATTATTATCTTTCACATCTTCACTCCGTTCAGTGGAGAAACGGATATCAATGCAGCACTCCACTATAATATTGTCTTTCTGTACAGAGGTAAGCGTATTCGTGCATTTATCTGGCCTAAGCTCTAATCGTTGCACAATACTACCATTGTCAGAATAACGACCGCGAATTGCTGCGGGAATCAAAACTCTACTTTTCATCAGCACTACTTTCTAATTCAACATGCTCGTTACAAACAATTATAAACGGCTGAAGATTACCCCCCCATACAGGTGAGGGACGGTGCAATTCCTGACGGATCGTATACTCGACCTCTTTGCGGGTTCTCGCGTTTTGCACCTTGCGTCCAGTTCCCAACTTGAATAATTTTATCAGTCAATTTCCATTACTCCTGTCATTTGCTGATTGCCAAAACCCTTATAGTCTCTCGCAAGAAGGGTTAGGGCAATGTCGCTATATCCATCAAACTTATTGCCTTTGTTACTCAATCGAACTCCGTGCGTTTTCTGCAACCAAGTCCCATTGGTGTTGTCTGTCTGCCGAGTTTCTTCCTCCGACTCGAATTGTTTTACTGATCCGCTACGGGGGGGGGTGATCATTGCAGCCACTTTCTCATCACTGAGATAGTATTTTTCATCGACATCGGTTTCTAACATATCGGCAAGCGTATGTTTAAGCGAAATAGGCTCTGGAAATTTGAACTTTCCGTTATCCAAGTCTTTACGAATGATGACACAATAGACACGCTCTCGATTCTGAGGAATACCATAATTTTTCGCATTTAATACCTGCCAGTGAACATTATAACCGTAGTCCTCAAGCTCTTTAACAAACAGATCGAATGTCGGTCTAAAACGAGCACCTACAATGTTCTTGACATTTTCATAGATAGCAAAACGAGGCTTTTTCTCCCGAAGGAAACGCAGCCATTCAACCAAAAGAGACGAGCGTGTTTTCTCAATCTTAGTCGAACCACAATTCGGGCATTTGTCTCGCTCTGTGTAATGGGCTTCAAGGGGGTTATATGTATGACCGCAGTTTTTACATGTCCATGCAGCCCCCCCCTGTTTCCCTGCGATAGAGAAGTCCTGACACGGAGATCCACCAAACATGGTGTTAAAATCAGGCACAGACTTTTCATCTGCCTTTGTAATATCACCAATATTTAGCTCCGGAGATGTGTCATGAACCGCACAATAGCTTTCTGCTGCGTACTTATCGAACTCGCAGAAAAGGGAAGTAGTATATTTCATTGAAAACTCCTATTATTTGTCGATTTCTTCAAATACAATGGTTCTTGGAAGCATTTTGCTACAAATATAGACGCTACTAAATGGAGGATTAAGCGACGGTTTTTGCTCTGCATAATCCTTAAAGTATGAGACGCGCTTGTTCAAATACATAATTTCAAATTCATGCGACTTAAAAAGATTAAACCGATGTTGGCTTTCAAATAACCCAACAACGCCAACAAGCATTGCAAACGGTTTGCCGATTTCAAACAGGCGGTCAATAACATCACCTTTAAGGGAATATGGCGGATTGCTAATGATGTAGTCGCAGTTTGGAGTCTCCATAGTAAAAAAGTCCTGACCATTACAAATATGTGTTGCCAAAACTGTATACCCAGCAGCTCTAAAATGTTTCACAAACAAACTGTCTTCCGTATCAAACGGACACCAAATTACGGCGGGGGGGGTACAAGATATTTTGCAATAGGCGTAACTGCATACTCTGGCGTGTAGAATTCGTCATTCCCACTGCCAGCAACTTTGTCCATCTTCATATACTGTATTCTCCTTTGAGTTGTTTAACTAATTTCTTTTCAAAATAATTGACAGCCTTGTTCCTTGAATTCATTGACTTTTTCGTCCCATTGAGATTTGCTCCAACCAAATTCTTTCATAAGGCATTTCTTGCACAAAAAATGATTTATATTTCTTCCAAACATTTTCATATTCATGGCAAGAGCATTTCTATCTTTGATCCGAAGAGGCTGACGGCGCTTGTTAATACATCCATTTGCGCAATAGCGATTAAAATACTTTCTTGCAATTGATATGTCCAGCCCAGAATACTGAGAAAATTCAGAAATAACCTCTTCTGTCGGCTCGTCACGATATACACCGCCAGTCCATGCTTTTGTTACATACTCATCAATGGTGCAATTCATAATGAGCCACTTGTTATTGTTGATAAAATCGTTCCGTAAGATATTTCTCCACCGATTAAACAAATATGGATACCAGTATTTATCAAGAACCCATGTATACTTTGTATAATTCGGACAAGCAATACCACATCCAACGCGATCATATCCGTATCTATACTTATCGTTGATTTCAATATCTTCCGACAAAATATAAAGCCAGATATCAAACTCAGACCATTGACGAATTGGAAGAAGAGCAATCCAGTCGCGCTCGCCCCACTTTTCATTTTTCCAGATGTCCTTATAACCAGACCGGCGAACTGATTCTTGATTCCGCATTCCAAATAAGAAAATCAGAGGCTCATCATCAGAAAAATAGTCGATTGTTGGGCTTTCCTTAAAATAATTACAGCAGAAGCGATTCAATCTACTTGGTATCATTTGGTTGCCCCCCCCATCATAGCGTTGGATGTACTTGTAAAACCCACCATACTCCGGATTGGGCAGAATGTGTTTGAATCCGTTTCGTTTTGCCATACGATTACTTTCCGCAACATCCAAGGTTGTAACATTAAAACATGTTTCAAAACTTAATCCTGCTTTTTTCGCAAGATGTGTAACAACCATGCTGTCCTTGCCAGTAGAATTTGTATTGACTATCTTCCGCTCTGTCCCAATTCCATACTGACGAAGAAGAGCAATGCTATCACGCTCAATACTTTCAAGATGCGGTCTAAAACGCGCGATAGTTTCGTCCCAAGATTCAAATTGCAGACCATCAACATTTTGTTTGTGTTTTGTAAGAGCAACGGTAAGATCGTCAGAAACAACGATTTTATATAGCGAGATTAGCCGCTGCCCCCCCCCTCGTAAACGCTTTTACAATGTTGTGATCCAACCAATATGTTCTTTCTTGAAACCAAGATATATCACACCCACTATCATGTAAGAAGCAGGCATATTCTTTGAAAATTGGTTGCATTACAAAAACTCACTTTCTATTCACACGAAATACCAATGTACTCTAATACTGTTCGCATACCTAAGCCATGTTCGCTCCAAGGCTTCATACAATACTCCCATAGCTTAGGATGCGTTTCCTTTAATCGCTGGAAACGGTTTGGAGACTTCTCCAGATGAGCGCCAAATGCGCAAAAGACACAACCAGTTCTTCTTTCACCTGTCGTTGTCCACCCCCCCCACAAGGTACAATCTCGCCATAAACGGAGGCGTAGGGAATATTGTAGGTGTGCAAATATTCAAGAACATCATTTTCTGTCCAGAAAGACATCGGCTGAGAACTTGGAGATTTCTTACTAAAAGCATTACAGCCTTGTCTCATCCATGTAGATCTACGAGATCGGCTCTCGTCTGCCATAGTTGCAATAATGGGAACGCGACCAGTCTCTTTGAAATACTTCTTCAGCGGTTTCTTCTTCATAATATTGCAGCAACGAGAAGAAACCTTAAATGGAGCGTCCAGAAGATAGCACCACTTTTCGCAATTAAACTCCGACGGAGTGCCATTACTACGGATAATTTCTCCGTGAAGCTCTTTCCACCGATAAGAACCTGGCTTACTGCCATATTCTACGGTGTCGGCAACTCTCTTTGAGACAACTGGATATCCGTATGTTTCGATAACCTTTCTGAAATTCATCTCAGGTCGCAAAATCACAACATTATCATGCTGCTTAACAAATTCTCGAATTTCTGGAAACTCCAAGCCAGTATCACAAAATACAGCCGGTACATCTGGATAAATACGGCGAACGATATCAAGCAAAACCGTACTATCTTTACCGCCAGAAAATGCAACATAAACATTTCCGCCGAAATACTCATACCACTCAATGATACGAGTTGTAGTTACTTGAATTTTTCGCTGCAAATCCCATGACTGCATCACATCTAAATCTTCTTTACTGTAAATGCCAAACACCCACTTTGTATTGTTTATCAAGTTCCTTTTGCTTCGATATCAGCGGCGTGAAGCTTCATCACATCTGAATAAAGCTTATTGCCAACAAGCTTTTTGAACCGCTTCTGTGCTTTGCCAGAATGGGAATCTCGTTCAAGTTCAAACGGACGCATATGCCACTGGATGATATTTGCGATATACAGCCGATTCAAACTTGGATTTGAGTAGAACAAGCTATCATAGGCTGAAACATGCTGATGTTCATAATAATGAGCAATCTCTGTTGTTTCGCCCTTACTATTAACAAAGCTTTTTGTGAAAGGCTTACCGATATCATGAAGAAGAGCAGCCTCCTGAAGCTCTGCACTTCCATCAGAAACCAGCCCGTATGTAGCAATACAATGATGTCCAACCGTGAAAATATGATGCGGATTGTCCTGCTCGAAGCTATTCAGTCCTCCATCACGATTAAATAAATCACTTACACTGTACGGCTCAAAATTATCTGGATAAACAAGCTCGATTACGTCCCACCCATCATACCAGTATGGAATCCAGAAATTCTTATACATACGCACAAGAACCTCGTGTGGGACAACACGCTCACGATGCTTGCTACGCTCTTCGCATTCGTGAAAAGGTGTCGCCATAACGATACAGACCTTCTGACACTTTACCTTTGACAAGCGATTCAGCAGATCAATACGCCGCTTGTAATTGATATTCGTCGCGTCGTAGATTACATTTTTACCAGCAGACAAATCAGAAATTACACGCTTGTGCAGAGTGTCAAAAACAATCTGATTGTTTGTCTGATCCTGTACATTTCCAAGAATCTCTGCTCGAATTGCATCGCTGGAATGAATCTCTGCGCCGAACTTCTCTCGCAGCCCCTCCGCATAAACAGATTTTCCGCTGTACGGAAGACCTACCATCATAAAAAAGATAGACATATTCTTACTCCTTTTTATTGGGCGAGTCGTTACCAAGCTCGCACTGGAAGTTGAACTTAAATAAATCAAGCAGAACTTTATTGAAAACCGAATCAACCTCACGGTCTACTACAACTGGATTCTGCTGCATATAAGTGTCCTTGATTGATTTCATCTCAGATACGATTCTATCCGAATTGACCCGCGCCGCTGTAAGATCGCAGTTAATATAAAGCTTGATTTCTCTAAGACGCTCCACTTGTTTAGAAACGAGGCAATCACGATATGGCTCGCCATTAAGCCAACGCTGCATGAATTCATAAAGACGCTCAATGTGATGATACTGTTTGCTATCGAACCCGTATTTATCAATCTTGTCTTTTGTTGCAGGATATGGGTGGCACAATGCCTTTTGCTTTTCGAGCGCCATTCCTACCATGCAATTCAATGCGGCATAGTTGTTATATCGACCGACTCTCTCTGCAATATCAGGAATCGGCTGGAACAAAGCTTCGTACTTTGGATTCAAGATACGGTACGGCGTAAAAAGAATCTCAACAAAATTTACATTCTGCTTTTTGAAGCAATCGAGCATCAGACGAATATCCTTAACATCTACATGTTCATCGTTTTCCATGATGTGTGTGTAACTATATGGTCTTTTGTTCAAAACAAAATCTTCAAACGAAGGGAGGACAATCAGCTTGGAATCAATATCGCTTCCCTCATAGTCTAAGTTGTAGTTTTGTGAACCTTGAAGAAAAATACCAACCCACTCAGGGTGTTTGTCTCTTACTGCTTCGAGGTGTTCAGAAAGCCGTTTCATAATCTTTACTCTGTCACTCATCACAGCACCTCTCTTTCAAAATACAATCTCTGGCAATATGCCTGCAGTGTGCTGGAACTACAAATTCGTGCATATTCCAGCACACCGTTCAGCATTGATGGATAAGATGCGTAATGTCGTTACGCGGCGCTTGTCTCATCCTGCGCTTCTTCCATGTCCGGAGCAGACGCAATATCCTTTACAATTCCCTCAAGTACCTTGAATGCAAAATTCTTGTGCTTATATGCTGTAAACTTTGGGCGGTTTACGATACGGCAAACAACGCCCTCTCGGACATGCGACTTACCAATCGGGTCTGCACCATCATAGAAGTTTTCGGCAATCTCCTTGACATATTCGCCAGCATTGACAGCCATCGGAGATCCAACAGCATCAGGAAGCTGGATGTAATCCGGAATGATGAATCGAGCGAATAGCGGAACGCACTTAACACCCATCTGCTCACAACGATAACGCATAAAGTCAGGTGTGTATTCGACAACATCGCCATCCTCATTTGTCATCGTCATTCGATACACATAAAAATCAGACTGCGGAGCAGATTCATATTCCGTAATCTCATTTGCTGTAAAAGAGGTATCGCCAATCATTACTGTTGCGTATGTAATTTTCGGATTTGTTACTTCCTTTACACCGTCCGGATAGCAACCATAGCTAAACACTGTCTTTTCTCCGTATTGTTTAACAAATTCCTTATCACCGACTTTTTTATTGTCGCAAGATGCCATAATAGGCTGCTTGTCTTGCGTAAAGCCAACGACTTCATAGTACACGGTTTCGCCCTTATGAAGCTTACCTTCAAAAACCTTGCTATGCTGTTCACGGAAAGCATTGCTGCCATAGAAGCCGCCGTCAAAATCATCCAGAACAACACGACGAGTGCCAGTTACATATCCCCAATTATAAATCGGAGAACCAACGCGATGTAGGAGTTTATCAAGCAATGTCCTCTTATATCCTTTAAGCGTTGGCAGATATCCGGTTCGCTGAGATGTACCGTGCATTTTCAAAGTAATCTCAACAAGATCGCCTTGGTGAAATGCGCTGAGGTTATATGCAAGCTGTTCCGTGTCAGCATGTTCCGCAAAGAGCGGGGCAATAGGATCGTGATGCTTACGAGTCCTACCCCCCCCAACCATAATGGTACTCTTCTTACGACGTGGGATATACTTCTCACAAATTGTGACACCATTCAAAATGGTAATTACATCGCCCTCACGGAGCTTTGCAATATCCGTAAACCCGTTCAAACTGGACAACGGCATAAACAAGCCATCGCTCTTTTCGCCACGAAGCTTCAACGCCTTAATATTGCGCTTTTCAGGATCGAGATAACCACCAGCCGGCTTACCGTTTTCATCCTTACGCCGAAGCAGGTCATTCTTCACCGCATACTCAGTTCCAAGCTTGCCATCTACGGGGAAATAAACACCAAGCTCTTCTGGCTTTGTATCCAAGCCCACAATTACCGTATTGCCAAAACATTCACCGCAGAGAAGTCGATCCGCGTTTGAATGTTTGCGCAAATTCTTAATACGAGTTACATATGCTGCGTACATAATTCACCTCCAATTATTCATCAGCAATAATCTGAACAATGCCATCTGTGTTTGCCAGGTTACGAATGATAGAATCAAAAGTGCTATCATTATAATCAACCTGCTTGAAAACGATGTTATAACCATCGTTTAACAGCTTAGAACACTTATCATACTGCTCTTTTAGATAATGGTCATCATCCAAGATGCGGGGAAGCGTATTGATCTCCCCATATCCATAGCATCCGACAAAATATTTATCCAGTTCCTCAACAGTTTTAATCTGTTCACCCTCTGTCGTGTCGCCATAATCATTTGCGGCAAGCAAAACACTCTCTAAAACGGTGGTAACCCCTTTCAGAATTGGATAACGCCGAATAGTCTCTTCGTCGAAGTTTGGAGATGCTTTATAGGCGATAACATAGCTTGAGCTACTACTATTCGTTACAAAGTCTTCTCTAATTTTCATTTCAATTACCTCAGAATATAATCGCTGAATGCACGGTAGGTAACAAATCTCTTCTTCAGGTCAGCTACAATATCGACAGGATTAAGGTCGAACTGCTTACATACCTCTGTCACATATTCGCTATCGTACAGCTTCTTGCGACGCTTATTCACTGCTTTTACCTTTGCAAATACATCACTGCGGGAAACCTTGTATTCTTTTTCGAGATACTTTCCAAGGTCGTACTGCGAATACTCGATAAACTGGCAAATCGGACAAAACTCTTCCGGAGCAGCATAACAATTGTCTGCCTGATCCCAGAAGATATCGAGAAGTGAATCATCGTCGTACTGACCATTCAGCTCTTCTTCACTTTCTTTTTCGTAGCCTGACTCCAAAATCTTTTTAATCAGTTCTTTGCGCGGAATCTCAAGTAACTCATCATTGCAGATTGTATGCCCATTTACGCATTCAACCATGCCGGCTTCTTCTAAACTTATATCCCAACCAGATTCCGTTGCACCGCAGATATCACATGTATAACTGGAACTACTGGAATTGGTTACAAAATCTTTGCGAAACTTCAAATCGTATCCTCCTTTTAATGATGACTGAATCTGCGCACCGTAAAATCGCAGTTTGGAAGAATGTCATGTTCTAACGCACTGCCAACATCCGTATGGTCTTCATATTCAAGCTCAACCAAATATGGAGAAGAATCAATGTCGTTAAACAACTTCTTGAAAGCATTTTCCACATACTCTTTGATAGTAGCTTTCCGTTCCGGAGAATTATAGTAATCAGCGCCAGTTGCGCCAGGATGAGCGTCCTCCCACTTTTTTCTAAAGGTCGGTTTATCGTCAGACCACCAACCATCACTACCATAATTGAGAATGTAACTTGCTTCGCACTCAAACTCATCCTCAAAACGCTCTCTGATTTTGTCATGAGAAATCGGTTCGCTGTTTGAGAAGTCCGTCAAAAGCTGATCGACATAATCAGAGCCGTATCTATGTCTGAGATCATCAATCTGTTGTAGACCATCAGCCTTATCCGCAAAAGCGATAATAAAACTGCTGGAGCTACTGTTTGTCACAAAATCGCGCCTAACTTTCATAATTTCACTCCTTGATATTATTTAACAAGCTCCTTACCATTGCTCAATAGACCATGTGTATCCGCAATACGAACAGCCAGTTTTGATAGCGTTCTGAATTGCAAGTACCGCATTGATCGAGGTGTTAATGATAAGATCCTTGTCTTTCTTGGGTGGACGCAAATGCGCAGAAATAACATGGTATGCTGCTTTGTTAATTGTTCTAAAAAGGGAAGTGTTACCCGTTCTCTGATTGAATGCTGCGATGTAATCAACTTTAATTTCAGGATGATAGTTACCTTTCTCTTCATTACACGCCTTGCACATCGGCTGCATGTTAGAAACACAGTCTTTTCCGCCTTTACTTTTCGGAACAATATGATCCTTCGTAATCAGAGAGCCGTCATCTGCAAACAAGTTGAAATGTCTACGCTGCGAATCTGGATCGCCACAAAGCTTAAAATGCGTTCCGACTTTTCCGCAATATGCACATGCAGTACCTTTCTGATAGAAAGTCATATAACGGAGAGAAATCGGATGAACGCGAAACCCGTCCACTACGATATCTGAGTTTTTCTTCCCTTTATCTGTGTCAAGAGATAAATACTCTTCTCCGATCATACGAAAGACTTCATCAATCTCGTATCGTTTGTCTTCAATAATCATTTTGCCCCTCCAAAACAAATCAAAAGAAAATGTACCCCAATGGATTGCTGAAAACCTTATGACACAGCTCCTTATCCGTTACAGGCTCGATCTTTAATATCGTAAGCCAAGATATTTTGTCTTGAAATTTTGTTCGAGCCTCACGAATAGAATTTGCACGAACATAATACGGATATCTATGCTCATTGTTCTTTCTATAATCTGCAAAAACAGCATATAGGTTCATGTCATTGTCCTCCAGACGTTCAATCGAGCCAACGATTCTCTAAATACAAAAATCCATAAACACAGCCGGCCATAAAAACAACCCAAGCCAGCCAAAAGAAAATCAAATAAAGCGTTTCTGACTGTTGTACAGATTCAATCACTTCCACCGGAGTGTCATTTTCGTATAGAGAAGAAGCGTTCTTTATTGTCCCATCACTCAATGTAGCAAAGACAGTCCCGACAAGAGATACATCTGTTACATTGTAATAGTACCTTGTATCGCTGTTCTTATAAATATAGTTCCATCGCTGCTTTTCAACACCTGCATCAGCTAAGTTCAGACGTCGCACTGGCAAAGAAATTGTGCCATATGAAAATGGTTCACCCAAAAACACAATCGTATCCGTAGCAAGATGTTCACTGGAAACATAGTCCCATGAGTAGTAGACCTCTGTTTCTGTGTATGTATTGCCATTGCTGTCTTTCTTTGTAACGGTTCTGGTATGTCTTGTGTAATCCTCACGAACTTTCTCAATGTAAATATAACCATTACCAATCTCATCGAAAGTCACAGGCGAATCCGTACTCAGCTCTCCATACAGCAACACATTGCCGAAGTCAGTATTCATACCGTACCGGAATTGTGAATGATCCTCAATAATCGTTGCGGTTGCATACTTCTCCGCTGTCTGCGCCGCGCCATATGAAATCTTTCCACTTATAAATAGACCAAGGCAAAGTAGGACGCAGACAATAATTACGCTGAAAAGCAGTTCTCGTTTTTTAATTACCATTATTAAAGAGATTCTGCGGTGCATCGACCGGCGCACCATAATCGGTATAGATCGTTTCAATTCGTTCATATCCAAGAATACTCAGGATAACATTGTTTGGGAAAGAACGAATCATCTTGTTATATGCTCGAACTTGCTCATTATAATTATTGCGATACTGTGCGATCTGGTTTTCTGTCATAGCAAGCTCATTCATAAGCTGTTGATAATTTTCATTTGCTTTCAGCTCCGGATACGCTTCTGCCACGGCATTGATAGACACCTTAGCCTCATCAATATCGCCATTACTCACACTGGATCTGGCAGCGGTAATGGCCTCAAGCGTTTTGCCCTCATAATCCTGATATGCCTGCACTGCATCCACGAGGTTATAAACCAGATCAACGCGGCGTTTTTCGGCAACATTGATATTGGCCTGAGCGCCGTTAATCTGCTCTTCCAAAAATATAGCTTTGTTGTTCGCACCGGCAAAAATGCCGACAATCAGAATGATGACGGCAAGGACAATGCCAACGATAATCCATGTAGTTTTATTTTTCATATTGTACCTCGTTCAAATATTTTCTTTAGCTGATTCATCAGCTCTTCATCTTCCGTATAAAATGGATCTCCGCATTTGCTTGAAACATAAGCCATTATCTGACCAAATCTCAAATCTGGACATTTGCTCTCCCATAAATCTGCAAGCTCATTGCAGAATTTTCGGATTCGCTTCGGATCTCTCATTTAATACAGCTCCTTTTCTACCTTATCGCACAAAACTACTTGCGGACGAATCGGACAACCGCCCATACAAGCGTGTTGGCACTGACAATTCGGGCAAGAATTTCTGAAATGGCTTCTGAAGCTTTCAAACTGCTGACTATTCCAAGCTTCTTCGATACTTGCATTGCTAATATCAAACGCCCAACGCAGCTCTTGATTATCGAAGCTACAAGGCAAAGCTTTCATATCGCTTGTAATATACATGCTCCATCTGCCGCCCTCGCAAGTATCAATACTATCGTGGTCAATATTGTGAGTCAGATTCAAAACGGCTGGAATAGAACATGAGTCGAAGCCAATTTTGAAATTGAATTTCTGTGTATCCACGATCTCAAAGAACTGTCTTACGAGCGGGTTATCCATCTGCAAAACATTCTCTTCGCTTCCGAGTCCAACGGGTTTGTGAAGAAGGAAAATCACTGCGTTAATGCCAGCAGGAAAACCATTATTTTTTAGCCGCATAATTGCTTCTTCAACAGAATTGTTTCCAAGAACATAATGAATGTTCGTTTTTACGCCAGCATCCAAAAGCATCTGAATCGCACGGTATGTATGTTTCTGACGATACCAGGAGATTGCTACTGCACCACAGTATCTTCTACACAGATCTACAATCTCATCTGTAAAGCCAAGCCCAGAAGAAGTGAAATTCGGCACGATATTGTTTTCCCTACAATACTGCAAAATCTCAGCAAAATTTTCGTGCTGGTCAACATCACCACGACCGCCAAGCGCGAGCTGAAATGTTTTACCCTTACATTCGTCAACAATGCGTTTGAAATTTTCAAGCGTCATATTTGGCTCTTTGGTTTTTAATCCGTTCTGATAGCACTGAACGCCAGACTTAAAGCAAAGACCGCTTGCTCCGTGAACACAATGCCCCATCACGCCGACATCAATCAGCTCTGGGAACGCTGTCATAAACGGATCTACGCCGGTGTCATGACCATTCTCATCAATCACACCGCTACGAGCATAAAAGCCAGTCGTAGGATTAAACATCGCTACAAACCGATTTTTCCGATCAACCTTCTTAATCACCTATTACACCCTCCTTAATATTGACTTCCATAGATGTTTTTTCGCATCTCGATATTGGCGCTATCAGCCATTTCTTTCGTCCAGTATTCACCAGCACGAACGCGGGCTTTAACGGTCAAACGCTTAACGCCCATCTCTGTCATTACGGTCTTAAATCGTTTTGCGAGATCCATAGCAGCCATTTCAGAGCCTTTTGCATTTCTTTTGTAGCTATGCTCTGGAACAGAGACATAAATCACAAGCGACTCTGTTGTTTCGCTCGTATTTTCGATTTTCAGACCATATTCAGCCCATGTTATCATCACAGCCTCACCAAGACCGCTCATGCAAACACACCTCTTTCGTTATAACTACCCATCGTAATAACAATTTGCTTACTAAGTTCTGCGATTCATTTGGATAACAAGAAAATCATTTGATTCTGATATCGCGTTGCCTTTGAATCGCCAAAGAGTATTGAACTCTCTATCTAACTCAGCGTTACACCGAGTACACAAACAACCACTTGGTCTCCAAGGCTTTGTTGAGATTACAGCTCTTTATGCTGCAACATCTGGTAGATAAAACACTTCATCCGCAGACATTCCAGTGAATTCAGTTATCTTCCTAATTGAGCGCTTTGTAGGGGATTCACCCTTAATCAGAAGACTTCTAACAAGAGATGAACACATATCCATATCATTAGCCAGCTTTGTTAAAGTGGAATACCCATTATCAAGCGCCCATTTTTTGAAATTTGGATAGCAGATATTTTTCACACCACAAGTACGCTTTTTCTTGTGAATGTTATTTACAATCTGACGAACTCGCTCTCGGCTTATTCCGTATTGATCTCCGATTTGCTGCAAAGTAAATCCGCAGTCTCTCATGTGCTGCATTTCAGCCATTCTTCGCTGTGATTCATGTGTTTTAATGGGCATGGCAAATTACACTCCAATCGTTAGTTGCGCTTGCTTGCAACGAAAAACTCTGTGTTTTTCAGTGAATTATTTTAAGAAATGAACTGTACATAGGATTGATTTACTACTTCCTATTCTCGTTCTCCCAGGCATCAATGATTTCTTGTTTTGTAAATGCCCAGCCTTTTCCGTATGTCTGTGCAGAATATCTGTTAAAGTCCGGCCCAGGCCAACCCCAAACATAGACAAACATTGTCCCATCATCCGACCAACGCAGAGACTTCGTACTAATTTCTACAATCTGCTTTTCAATCGGGTCACTCTCGATTTTACACGGAGAATAGAGCAGCGAATAAATCTTTTCATGTGACATCACAATCTCGCGTAGGCTTACCACCATCTTGCATAACCTCCTTAGTCATCACAGCGCTCTACATACAAGTCATAGATAGCAACTCCATTTCGTTCAGAAATGTGCGTTTTACCATCCTCAAACTCTTGTAGATACAATCTATTTAACTCCGGATCATTAAACTGGTAGATGTTTTCGTGTCTAATTCCAAGAGGTGTCCCGAAAATCCAATCATCACATCCACAATGGAACATGCCGCCAACCATAGCGTTGTGACGAATACCGTTCCACGGCAGTTTTGAACACACAGAGTAATATGTATCTTTTTCTTTCTTACAAGTCATTACAAAGAAATTCTTAGATACTGCTTTCACAAGCATTGGACACGTCCAATCGTTTACTCTAACCAAATCTCCAGCCTTTATCGTATCCAAAACTTCTCTTGTAATATTTTCGTAGTGCTTGTACATCCTGCACCTCACTTATCTGAAATTAAGGCATTTCCGCAAGTAATACGGTCGCTATCTTCTTCCTCGCTCGGCACGAACACAATGACATCCCATCCAGCAGCAACAAGCGGATCTTCAAACTTGCGGTAAACATCGTAGTCGGTATATTCCGTGGTCACATCAAATCCATTCTTAATGGCTGCATTTGTCTGGTGAATCGGCGTAATTTTTACGATAAACTTTTCCTTATCGAACAACTTTCCAAGCTCCACCGCATCCAAAATCGTGTCAGCCGTTACCGCAAAATTCAATGTGTATTTTCTACCGACTGGCATAGGAAGCTTAGATGCGAGACTTGAAATTTCTGATAATGATAAGCTCTTTCCGTTGAACTGTTCATTACGCTGCGCCTGATCAGTCGAGTTGATGCTAAATTGCAGACCAGCTTCTCCACTGTACACACTGTTCTTGATGCGACACCATTCCATGATGAATGACTTCAAATTGGCATTTACTTTCGGAAGCATAGTTGAAACAACAGGATGAATTGTGTCTGCCGTAATGAACCGATTCACCAGCGACTTCAAATCAAATTCAGCAAACGGAAGAACGGCATCGTTGAATGTAGGTTCACCCATACGAGCAAAGTGAACATTGAAACGATTAGTATGTGTTACTCGTTCGTTTGCAAGAATTGTCTCAATTTCATAAACCAGTTCTTCACGAGATACATTTCCGTGAAATCCATACTTCGGACAATCACAAAACTGACAATTCATCGGGCAACCTTTCTGAGTGCTGATAGTAGCAACCCACTTATCCGCCAGGTCAACCGCATGATGTCGAACACCATTGATTTCTTTGTTCAAACCAAGAAAACTTGCTTTAATATTGTTTTCCTTGCCATAGTCGCCAACCGTTAAAAACTCCAGTTTCTTATCCTTATCAACATAAATTTTTCCGGTATGTGTTTTTACGATCCTCATTCTACTTCGCCTTTCTGTTTTTGAAGTTTGTCCGCCAGAGCATAGAATTTGTTTGGTAATGGAATGATTGTCAAAAGCGTGTTCCCACGAAAGAGATATACATATCTGTGATAAACACGAACATTATTTGCATTACCATTCGACAGATACAGCTTATCAAGATACCGACACAAACCACCCTTTGCCTCAGAGTGTGTAATACCGTATTCAAGCGCTCTCTGCGCATTCTTATCGGCAATTTTCTTGCTTAGTCCGATTCTTTCTTTTGTTCGCTTCACGCTATGATTCGTCATAACAACATCTGGCATTAGAGCGCTCCTTCCATATACTGCTGCAGTCCGGACACAGCGTTACTCATGCCAGCGATGCGACCTTGTAGAGACTCGATTGTCTTCTGGATTTCATCTTTGTCCTTTGCAATGTAGTATCCACGCCCACTGGAACAAATCGGATCACCATTTGTACGAGCGGCGTTTACAAGCCGTCTCACTTCAACGCTCGACACACAAAATGCAGCAGCAATAGCAGAACCGCAAATAGGATGACTGCGACCATCAGAATGCGTCATAATATATTTTGTAACCAAGTCCATAAACGAACCTCCGGATATAATGATAGGGCGGCGGGTGTCCGCCGCCCTACTTAACTACCCACTTATTTCGTGGTTTGCTTACTTTTGGGTTGGAGTTTTACTGATTTTCCAGAGCGTCACCGATAGGCTTATAACGATCAGAGTTCAGCGTTTCAAGCAAGCACTCATACGGATCGGTTTGACCGCTCATCACCATCTTTGCGATGTTCGGGCTAAAACCGCTTACAAGCGCAACTCCCATCTCGTTTTCCTTAATAGGAATAGTATTCGTGCGGCTATTCACATTCCAGAACACAAGCCTTGGTAACTTATACCCAGCGTCCTCGTAGCGCTTTGCAATCTTGTCAAACAGACGAGAATCAACACTACCACGAGTATATCGGCTTCCGCCATTCGATGTTGCGCAGTAGTCAAACTCCATATCGGAGATAATAAGGATGTTTGCGGGAAGGTCGCTCTGTTCCATATTGTTTTTCTTTGCCGTAGTCAGGATAAGATCAAACACCGCTTCGATATTTGTGTTTGCTACCTCGCTGTGTTTAAGCGCAATCTGAATCTTCTCACGGAGATTCTTACCCTTACTCAAATCGACGAGCTGAGGACGCTCAGAAAATGTAATGTAATTATCCTTGAACTGACCAGAGGAACGCTCTGCGAAATAAATTGCAAGCGCGTTTGCCACAGCCAGCGCAGTAACATTGCCGCCGCCAACATTCACGGTCATACTGCCGCTGCCATCCGCAACAACAATTGTATTGCCGCATCCGTTTACGGTATCGGGAAGCGCGTTCCAAAGAGCTTCAAGCGTCTTATCCGTAGGCTTCAGACCACGCCAACCATCGCTATACTTTGCAACAATGTCATGCGGGAAAAGCGTAGACGCATTGATTTTCGTTTCGCCCTTTTCCAAACGGGATAGGAAATCACGGCGACGATCTTCGTCGTTACGAAGGAACGCAGAGTTGTAAATCAGATTTGCACGAGACGGGACAGCTTCATACGCAATCTCATCCCAACGCTTTTCGGACATTTTCTTCTCCACGATATCCAGCTTAGAACGCAGCTTGGACAGCACCTTACGGTAGTCGCGCTCAGAAATGCCCATAAACTTGTAAATCTGCTTAGCATAACGCTTTGCGTCAGCGGAATGAGCATTCGCAGACGGAAGCCACTTTGCGAGAAGAGAAATACCATTGCCATCACTCAAGTTCTGAATGTCCTCGCGGAGCTGCTGCGCAATGATGTTCAGTACATTAGGTGCAAGCTTTGTATCAAACAAACACCACAGGTCATCATAGCGTCCATACTCAGGAACGAGAGGAAGCAGCGGAATGATGTATTCCGGATTTTCCTCAGCCATGCGCTGAAACACAATGCGGAACAAACGGCGTTCACCAAGACCTCCACGAACATCACGCGCAAAGAACAGCCATTTCATTGCCGTGATCTTATCCTCGAAAAACGCTCTGACGAAACGATTTGCAATATCGCTCGGAGATGCCTTACGAAGAGATGCAACGGCAAAGTTGAGATCCAACAGTTCCTTGCCAGTAGTGCGATAGCCAATAGCACCGTTCTCAGTAACAGAAACATTGAACTCATCGTTCAAAGTGCTTTTCATAGCAGACATAAAACCACTCATACCTACTTCCTCCTTGAATTGTTTAACTAATTTCTTTTCGCTTGAAATAGCCTTCAAGACACCATTTCACACTCGATGCTGTTTGTGTCTTAAAGGAGGGGGCGAGACGCAAAAGAAATCCGCTTATCAGGCCAAATACTTTACTTACAAATTGCTGTGTGCGTCTCATACCGTTACTACCAACTTTATAAGGGGCTGTTTGAACGGAAAAGTCAACTCTATACCCGTGGAACGGCAGGTAGGAATCGAACCTACGATTGGCAGCTTGGAGTGTGAAATAGCTGTTAGCGAAAATCCACTTTTCGCATTTGTATGGCTGCTGTGTTACCGCTTCACCACTGCCGTATATAGATGCCCGTCTCTCCGAGCTGTCACCATTTCTACCCTTTTGTCGTGTCGGTTTAGAATGGTTTAAGCAGTCATTCACGTTGAGCCAGGGGCAGGAATCGAACCTGCAACCACGGGTTTAACAGACCAAAAGAAATTTGCTGTAAGCGGCTTAACAAGTCGCATTATTACGCGCTCTACCAGTTGAGCTACCCTGGCATTATAGGCTCGTGCGGTCAGAATCGAACTGACATATACCAATCGCATCCACGGTGTACTTTCGTAAATGTTACACACGAATATAGACGCAGAGGGGAGGACTCGAACCTCCGACACTCGGATTCCTTTAACATTGCTGTTAGTGCTAATGCTTAGCACATTTTTTGTCTGATGCTCTACCGACTGAGCTACCTCTGCATTTCTTATTACATCTTCCCAGAGAAGTTGTGAATTGCTCACCAATTCGAGAAGATTATTTAACGGCTTTGAGAGCTACGGGAATCGAACCCGCAAGCAGAAAAATTCCAGTTTTCTTAAAGAACATTGCTGTAGGTGTCCGCCGTTCGATACACCTTAAAGCTGTCATCCAGACGCCCTCATTTATGCCGCACTTACACGGCAGTAGTGGTCTGTCCCACCGTCACACAAAGAAGGAGATGAAAGCCGATCATCACAACGGCTGGTGCTGATGATGGGAGTCGAACCCATAATCCACAATCGGCGGGGGATTTTAAGTCCCCCATGTATGCCAGTTCCATCACATCAGCATATATCAAGCAAGGTATAGGCCACGCTCCCATACAACAGAACCCAATCTGTTTTGTATTCGCACTCCTGCCATGCAGTTACCGTGAAGAAAGCGGACAAAATAATCAATGATTGCCGGCTTCGATTGCGAACAGACTTTCTCTTTGTCTACTTGCTTTTGTTGGCGGAGTAGACAGGACTCGAACCTGCACATCGTTCCCGATTACTGGTAGTTTAGCAAACTACTTCCTTACCAGTTAGGATTACTACTCCATATCACACCACAAGACGCTTATCTGTCAAATTTCAAGTTTGATTTTGTTAGATTGCTGTTTGCGTCTTTCTAACTTACTTAATCCTGCTGTTCCGCAGGGGCAAGAGTTACACCCTTTGCCTTATACCAGATCTTCGTCCCATCTTCGTAGAAGATAAGATACGGGAACTCGCTGTTTCCAGCATCAACTCTCTGAACCACACCATGACCGTACTTCTTATCAAAAACACGATCACCAACATTGAACTTCAGCTTCACGATGTTATTCCTCCAAGTTTTATTTCACACGACGCATGTACGATATAACCCAAATATATGTAAGAAAATTGCTGTTCGCGTCGTTACAAGTAGCTATTAGGCTACTGGCTGACTTTCTGTTTCCGGAACTTCCAGAAGTCTTGCAAAATTTGCAATGATCGCAGCATTGTGTGTACGATTCTTGCTAAGCTCCACTCGCGTACACGCAAGCTCAGCAGAATACTTGTCAATTTCTGCAACCGTGTCATCAATTTCTTGGTTGACAAGCTCCAAACCAGAAATTGTTCTCGTTACAAGATCAACCGCCGCTTCTGCCTGTGCAGTCAATTCTTGCAGCTTCACTTTCTTATCCGCAAGGATATCACGAACCTTATTTTTCATTCATATCCTCCGATCAGTCAACGCCGTCAATACTGACGATTGCTCCAGAACCAGATACGGTAGGAAGCTCACCATTCCAGCGCTCGTACTTGATCTTCTCAATCAGATTTGGGGTGAGGGATGCGGCAATCTCACGGTTTGCCTGAGCTTCTGCTTCTGCTTCAATGCGCGTTACCTCAGCCTTCGCATTTGCATCAATGATCTGCTTCTCAGCGTTGATTTCAGCAACTTGACGATCCTTTTCGGCCTGAACCTTGGCAGTCTGAGCCTCGATATTAGCCAGTTCAAGTTCCTGCTGCGCAGTGACCTTCTTCTGAATTGCGGCGGCGGTTTCATCATCTACACTGATATCAGTGAAGTTTACTGTGTCGATAATAATGCCGTACTTATCGAACTTATCACGCAAATAGGTGTCCAACTCAGCATTGATTTCAGTACGCTTATCGCCAAAGATGTCAGTGACGGGGTAATTTGCAGAAACCTCCTGCGTCCACGCAATAATCTTAGGCTTAATAAATGTATCCTTAATCTGTTCTCCAGACTTGCCCTTGAAAGTCGTAAATGTTTCAGCAACACGCTCTTCGTCAAATCTGTAAGAGAACTCAAGATTTACACGAACAGTCTTGCCATCGGACGTCGGAATGGAAAAGCTCTCATCGTTCGGAGAGTCACCCTTTTCCTCGCTTGTAAGGTAGGACTGCTCCAAACCGATAGAATAGGTGGTTACTTTCTTTGTAGGCGCTACAAGATGCCAGCCCTGACTCAGAACCTCACCATCAACGCCGCCGTTCATATTATAAACGACTCCGACATAACCGGTAGGGACACGCGATGTACAGCTAAAACCGAGAATCACGCCGCCAAAAATGATGATCGCCAAAACGATAGCACCAACAAAACCATTCTTTCTCATAGGTTATTTTTCTTCCTTATCTTCAATTTTTTCATCTTTTTCATCCTTTGACATTGCATCAGAAGCATCTTTCAGAAGTCTGTTGGACAACTTACCGATAGGGATAAAGCCAAAGGACAGTAGCAGCCACAAAAGAGCTGCACCCACAAACACAAGGAGAACAAATATGGGCATTACTCATTCTCCTTATCATCCTTAACCTGCGGCTTCTGCTCTTTCTGATAATCGCAGTCCGTAGGCTTGAGAACCGCGACATAATCATCGCCATTGGTATAGGACGAAAGCGGACGAACCTTTCCAGGCTCTTGGTTGCGTCGGCAACCACACTTGTAAAAGTTGAGGAACTTACAGCCGTTACAGGTCAAAGTCTTATCAACCCAGAAGTAACCGCTGTCGTTTCGCTTGTTAGCCATTTCATACACTCCTTAATTTAAGTTAGGATACGGCGAGACGATTTCGGGGCTGCAAAAATGGAAACAACACTTGTGTTACCCCCCCCGCATCTGAGGTATCCAGCAGAGATCTTCCGCACATAGGACAGTAACGAATGCGCATTTGCCGCCCAGCGGTATCGTGGAAGATATTCGTTCCAACCTCAATATGTGCGTTCTGATAGCTTCCGTGAGGACTTCCGTGGCTATCGTAAGCCCAGAAAGCACGAGCTTTCTTGCAATACTGACACCCAACCAATCGCATCACCCCTCTCTCGTTCATAAGATTAGCTTTGTATCCGCTCAGGAGTTGAACCTGCTCTCAACTGCGTTTCACCGGAAACTATTCGGACATATCTTGTTTAGCTAATTCCTATGTAAAACCTAAAAGGCTTTTCGCCTTTTAAGCTTCCTCATTGGAGGCGATATCAGAAAAGAAATGCTGCTTGAAACCTTGATATTCATGCAAACGCTTATGCGCTACAGAAACAGATGGATACTTTTCATTAAACAAATTTTCAAGAAGTGGGATGTTGCCAGCCTCAATTTCACCGTTTTCCTGCTCATATTCATACGCACGGCTGAATATGCCAGACCAGTACACCTTATCATAATTAAAGATATTTGCTTCTTCATTGCCGGCCAAACCGAAGTTACGAATGAAGATCCTCATTACCTTAGGTACATCCACATGCGTCGAGCGAGCGGTGCGAAACAGCCATTCGGAGTTTGTATACTTCAAACGAATGACACCCTTTGCTTGAGACTCGTAGTCAACCGCATCACGGTAATCACAAAGATACGCCATAATCGTACTGTTTGGAATGATGGTTCGATCTCCGATTTTTACACAATCATCTTTAATATCATCTTTCTTGATTTGAAGTGCCTCCTCGATGTGTAAACCAAGCCACGCAAAGTAAATTGCAGAGATTTGAAGAGCAAAGACGCTATCATCAACTTTCTCAGCAGCCCACAAGGTAGATTCAATCGCAGATTGTAACGACTCAAAATCCTTGAAATACTTGCTGTCGTAAACATGATTTGCGTTAATCGCATTGTATCGAATGGCGTAAAGATTATCGACATACTCTTTTTCAAGAACACCTTTTTCTCGCAGCCACTTCAAATACTTTCCGATTCGGCTTTTTGTAGGAAGCAGGACGTTGGGGCTTGTGATATTCAACTTCGAGATCAGCTCGATGTATTCTGCTTTTGAATACCCATCTTCCAGATTCTTTCCGATTTCACCCTCTGCCTTTGCGACACGCCTCCAAAATGCAATTACCGCATTTGCGGACTGTTCAGACACTTTCGCAGTATCAGAGGCAATATACTGGCTACGGTAACTACTGTTATCCACGCGCCACCCTCCTATTCAAATTATAAGTTGTTTAACTTGTTCCTTACAAGTGATAGTATAGCGCAGCGGAAGCCGTTTGTCAATAGGAAATTGCTAAATAAGTTTTATTTTTTTTGCTTCGCGCCACGCCATATATTTTTCGTGATAATATGTAGAATAGTCATCATCCAATCCACAACAACCACATTGAAAAAACCTGTCCAACACCGAGGCGATCTCATCATTACTGGCCTGAACAAAAACTCTATCACGAAACGATGTTCCGTCAAACGGGAATACATCAACATAGGCAATGATACGAATTTGCGCCGGCTGAACATTAAAAGAGAATCCAGCAGAAACTTGTTTTACAAGCTGCTCATACAATGCGTCATGAGGAAGCGTCATCTTTCGAGATACGGCGTTCATAATATCCAAAAGAAAATCTCCCCATAACATCCCAAGATACGGGAGGACGATCTTATCGGACTGTGCGCTCTCCATACCAAAATCTTCTGCTCTCATCTCATACTGCTCTGAACCGTTTAATACATTCATCCTGATACACACCCTCCAATATTGATTATCATGTTGACAGCCGCGAAAATATGGTCTATAATTTCAACCATAGCGATAATATCTTATCGACACTACGCAGTATAGCAGAATATCTTATCGCTGTCAATAGAAAAGCGTGAAAATATTATCTGCATTGGAGGACAACCATATGGAATCAATTTTGTATCTTAGAATAAAGGAGCTTTGCGCTGAGCGCGGGATCACTATGGCAAAATTGGAAGAAGATCTCGGAATCGGGACATCCTTAATCCGCAAATGGAAAACAAACACTTCACCGTCTATTGATAAGGTTAAGATCATCGCAAAATACTTTGGCGTTTCATCTGATTACTTAATTGGACTATCAGACATTCCGTCATCTGCGGAAGAACTGTTATCGGATGATGATTTTGTATCCTTGCAGCGAGCAAAATCAAAAATGTCAGCACAAGATCGTGAAAAAATGATGAAGATGATCCGTCTTGGCTTTGAATATGCCTTTAAGGACGAGAATTAGTCCGCTTTATTGGACACCGAATATGATATACTACATCCCACTGGAGGTATATATCCGTGATTAGATATCCTTACATATACAATCAAGTATTGCAAGTGTATAGGGGAATGGACAGCATCTCATTCCCAATCTGCACCTACGATATCCTTGCACAATTGCCAAACTGTAGAGCGCTGACCTATCAGGAGTTTGCTACAATCAACCAGTGTACCGTTCTGGATGTAATCATTCTGTGTGAAAGTAAATCTGGCTGTACGCACTATGACATTGCAAATGACCGTTATCTTATCTTGTGGAATGAAGATTGCGCCGATAACAATGTTGATGGGAGAAGATTATGGACAAAAGCACATGAACTTGGACATGTCATCCTAAAGCACCTTCCGCTGGTCGCAGAACCAATGCTTGCAGAAAACGGTTTTAACAACCTTACTGCTCCGGAGTTTGAATCGGAGGCAGATCAATTTGCCGCCACATTACTTTGCCCTATGCCGCTGTATGAGATACTCAGAATTGAATCTCCATCAGATATCAAGCGCGTATTTGGCCTATCCAAAGAAGCATCTGAACACCGCTGGTCTGAATATGTGAAATGGACAAGATATCACAGAAAAACCGCCTGGGAGAATGACATGCGCCGTGTATATCTTCAGAAGAGAATTACTAACTAACCCTACTGAAAACTCCGCCGCAACACTCACGAAGAATGACTTCGCATGTCTGTCCAAGTTGAACAGTGCCATGACAAATCGGTTGTCCATTAGCTGATATCACATATTTTCCATCCTTCACAGAAACCGTCCAGAAATCTTTCATTCGCTGCGTTACACCATTTGCTTTGCGCATTCTTACGAAAGTCTCTTCCATATATGCTCTCTTTCCGCATCCCCGTTTCGGGGAGGCTTATTTTATTCGATCTTTCTTGACGCTTCCAGTTCTTTTGCCAACTCCTTATACGCTTCCGCTATTGTATCTGCCGACAAAACAAATCGTCCCATAGCGTCAACAACTTCAATATGCCCTCCGCGATGGATGAAAGAGTAGCTCATATGACACCTCCAATATTGATTTGCTAACTCCTTTGCTAAGATAAAAGGCTTTTTGTGTCCTCTGATATATTTACCCACAAGATATTGCGTTTGCTTACCACATCATGCAATTTCTTGTTCGCCCCACCTGATATGGAATTTCCCGTTCTCATCCACCTCGCGTGACATCAGAGCAGACAGAAGATTATAGTCCACACCAAACCGATTATAGATTTCATCCAAGTCGGTATCTTTCCCTCGCATGAACATATTGATCTTTTCCTTGGCAAGCACCATCTGCATCTGGTTCGACTCAATGCTACCAAGATAGGTAACAAAATAGATATCCTTCATCCGCTTAGAAGTAAAGCGAATAAAACGCATATAAAACTGGCTCATCCGAGAATTGTTGTAGTGCAGCTCCGGAATTATTACCTTATCCACATATTCAAAGCTCACAGAACTTGGCAAGCTTTGCTGTGTACAAAGTAAGATTCCATTCTTGCTTTCTTTTAAGGTCTTACGCAATGCTCTACGCTTTGCAAGCGTCGTGGTAGATCCCGTAACAACAAACAGAGGTCTGTCTGGCATGATCTCTCGAATTGCCTTTGCATAAGCATCAACAACAACCTTGTGCCGTACACCGATTGCTACGATCTCACCGCTCATGCTCTGCAGCATTTCAATCACTTTTGCAATTTTCGTCGGCAAACCTCCGTCATACTCACGAATTGTATTAGGGGCTGCGCTGATTCTGAGCAATAGCGTAATTTGCTGAATAAGCCGCATCATGGAATCCTTGCGAGAATTTCCAGTCGAAGCAAAATAATTACCACGCATGACATGAAACTCTTCAATCGCTTTGGTATAAACCGCGCGTTCGCTTTCCGTAAAACGAACGGGGACTTGGTGGATACGCTTGATATCTCTGCCTGATATTTCTTCCAGCGTCCGTGTAATCACAAATCTGGAAAGAATGTTATCCAGTTCGTCCGCATTATAAATATCCTGTGTTCTCTGTCCAACGCCAAAGACCGTGATCTTTTCCGGAAGGTGAGAATCTGCAAAAAGGTTATACCCCTTGTGATATGCGGGGATAGGCTGTCCATAATACGGATTCCCATATACATGGAGACCTTCTTCAACGCCGTCTTTCTTGCTGGCTCGATCATAATGATAGATTGTATTGCACCAGGAAATCATGTTGAACGAATTGTTATAGGCCAATTCCAACTGCGGCGCAAACTCGCTGATATTATTCCGTGTACTTGTACCGGTCATCTCAAGCTTAAAACGGCAGCGTCGAAAGCAGTCCAGAACAGACTTCGTGCGTAAACTGGATGGATTCGTCATCTCATCGCTCTCATCAAAGCAAAGTGCGACATTTTGATTATGAATCCTCACCCAGCGCTTTACTTGTTTACGATATTTGCCAAGCTTGTTCAGCGTAATAAGGACAAAATCTCCACGCTGCACCTTGTCAAGATCAACGAGCTTGTTCACCATAACATATCTGACTCCGAAATTAGGGAGCATGACATCCCAGGTGTTCTTGATTGAGATTGCAGAAGAGACAACAAACGTGCAAAACGCATTCTTCTGTTCCATCCTATAACGCCCAATAGCAATACCGGCAAGAGTCTTACCGCAGCCCTGTTCCCACTGCAAAAGAGCATATCGCTTTTGTAGAACAAGATTGATGTCGTGTTTTTGCAAATTGTTCAGCATAATATCTTCTTCATTTTCTTCATCATGCAGAACAAAACCATCCAGCCACGACTTAATGTCAGCATCTTCAATCATTTCAGAAAACTTTTGCTGTTCAATACTGTATTCGTGCTGTTTGCGACGCAAAAGCCGAGCGTATCTTCCATATCGCTCTGTATCTTCTTCACTGATGGCAATATCATAAATCGGAGTAGGCGTTTTCATCTCATCCGATAATTGACGCGCCATTTTGGGGCTATATGCCTTATACACAAGATCATAGTCTCGTTTTACAAGACAAATTTTATCCTCGTACTGAGCGGGGTGCTGATACTTTACGACATTCCGTAAATAAGCCAATACTTTTGCCTCAGTCAAGCGGACGCGACACCACTCTTCATAAGACATACTTTCAGGCTGTTTCTCCGTATAGTAACGATTGAGATATTCACAGCATTTCGTGTATTTTTCTTTGAGATTTGGGTGCGTTTTAATTGCGTATAGGTATTTCTTCACATTGTACAAAAACTCAGCAGATGAATCATGATCTCTTGCGAGTTCCAGTAAAATGTGCGAACGATTTTTCACGAATACCGCCTGAGCATCCGCTACGATCTGTTCACGAACCTTTCTGACCATAGCTGCGTTCATACAATCCACTTGCATTGTCATCTCTGTGGAGTACGGATTCCGTTTCCAGCTATCCATATCACTATTACGCTGCCAAAATTGCACCTTTGTCTCATAATCGGCAACTCCCATTGATGCGAAAGTATCTGCGCGAAGCATAAACTGACCAAGGAAACTAAAATGCTTTTCCATCTCCTTAATCAATCCGCTATCACTAAAATCATCCGCAAGAAATGACTTCGGCACAACAAGCGCCATAATGCCCATAGGCTTTAGCAAAGCTGCGGCTTTCTGGCAATAGTAAAGCTGAGAAAGAATCTGTGCGCCATCCACCCACCAACGAAGATTGAAAGGAGGATTCCCAATAACATAGTCCAGCTTGATACCAGGTTCATAACTGCGAATATCTCCACAGGTCAAATTTGCTTTTGGATATAGATAATGTGCAACCTTATAAGCTTTCGCATCCAATTCGCAACCATAAGCGTTTGCCTCCATCGGTGCGTAATTGAAAAAATTGCCCATCCCACATGTCAGATCTGCAAAAACATCCTGATTGCTCAACGAGAGACAATCCATGATAAACTTGCACACGCTATCCGGTGTGAAAAATTGACCGTTTTCAATTTCTTTCTTTGCGCTGGAGTATTCGGAATAGCTGTTGTAATCAGAATAGCGCAGACCGTGCAATCCACCATCGCCAGTGTAAGCGTTATAGATATCCTCGCAGGTAATACCGGAAGACTCAACCAAATCGTTATCTACAAGATAAAGAATCTTATTATTTAATTCACGGCGGCTATCTTGCGGAATCGACTGGCCTAAATATTTGTATTTCATGCTACACCTCCAATACACTATAACTACCCACTGGTATATTGATTTGCTTACTTCTTTTTAAGGCGAATCACAAACATATCGAAAAATGTGTTGCAGCTCTCGACCTCACGATCCGCCAGATGTGCAACGGAACGAAGAACCTCTCCAATAAAACCGCAGGCAACCTCTTTTCCGTCATCATAGATGGACAATCCGCTACAGAAACACGCAATATTGTTGTACTTCAAATCTCTCAGGCGGCTACCTTCTGTAACACGAAGAAAACAATCATCTGTACAGCAACGAGCTTTGTCCTTCCCACAACTTGTAATGCACTTTCCCATATATGCCTCCTATTCATCCCGACATAGAGCCAGAAACGCCGGTTTAGATTTTTCCTTGATCTCTTGCCATACATCTGCCATTGCAAGCTCATGTGTGAAAACTGGTCGCTGTAAGAGCTGTTCCACATAAATCTGAAACTCCGAAAAGTCACACATCAACACACCGGTATAAGCCGATACAATAAGCCGTTCTTGCTTTGTCATAACGTACCTCCATCAAAGTTCATTTCCAAGAAACATCTCTGCAAACTCACGGGCGAATGCCTCGCTGGTAAAGCGAACATCCACGCGACCGTTTTTGAAACACTTGATACTCTTCAGCTTTTCCAATCCAAGCTGCATTTCCGTGTTGTAAGTTTTCCACTGATATCCAAGCAGAGTATTGAGCATCCAAGGAATGTTATCCGCAGTGCCGCACTCAAAATATGCAAGAGCGCGAACGACATTTTTCATTCCGTCAGTAAGCTGAATCTCATGCTCACCGTGATAATACTCTTCGTGCCAGCTATCAAAGCTACAAGCATAGTGAGAAAAGGAAATGACAGCCTTTTTCTGTTCATAACACTTGTTCCCGTAATATTTGTTCCATGCAGCATCGTGAGCTTTCTGCTTCAGCTCGTTCAGTGCCTTTTCCTGGAACGAAAAACCGCCAAGCTGAATGAAAATTTGGTCGAGAATGTCTTCGTACTTCAATTCCGTGTTTTCCACAGCATCATAATATTCTTTGTATTCAGCACTGCTGAGCGACGCATAACGATCTGGCTCTTTCGGAAGAAGAACTTCTTCAATTTTGCTTGCCTCCAACGAAACCTTATATGTTCTCTCAAAGTAGGAAACAAGGACGCTAATGAGAACATGATGTGCGTTACGCAAACGGCTTGTGATATCATGGACATGTACGCTGTCCCCAAGAAAAAACGACCTGTCGTACATCTCATCTTTTGGAACAACGCGAGAGATGATCGACTGCTGCTCATTCAAATATTCCTCAACTGACTGACGCAAGGACTTCAATGCAGCGCGACCTTTGACATAAGCCTCATGATAGACCATGCAAAACTCACGATCACACTCCGAAATACGAGTATCCGCCTTTACCTCAATACTGTTAAACTTATCAAGTAAGCTCATATATGACCTCCATCATCTGTTCTCATTCACTGCCTGACGATATGCGCGGTACGGGTTACAGTTTTCCGCGTACCATTTTGCATACGCCGTTTTACAACCATCATAAGTCAGCTTGACTACCAGAAAAACAAAACACAGTACAGCCAATGTTCATACCTCCTATGTTTTCATTCAAGATCGGAGCGGGCGTTGCTGCCAGTCTCAATCTCGTACCGATCTGCAACCCGCTCGCCGCCTGGGAAACGATAGATTGGAAATTCCCCGTAGTCTAAGCCAACCAGAACGCCAATATATCCATCATATGTCTTAACATACTGCGGGAACTTCTGCGGAATCAGCTCATAATCGGCTGACTGTTCTGCCGTCAGAGGTTTTTCATAGTCAATATAACCGTAAGCTTCCAGCCCAATAGCTGGGCATAACTTGCGCCCATCAAAGGTGTCGAAGTTGTCCACGGCCAGCACCTTATTATCAGCGGGCTTTGGAAATGCCCCAGGCGCTACGGGACGCTGTGTACTGAAATATCTCATTGTAAAGCCTCCGTTTCTTCCAGCTCATCCGCAAAACGAATCAAATCAGAATCGTCAACCAGGCAGCCCTTGCTTTTTGCATATTTTTTCATAAAATAGACCTTGCCGTTTGACTCCACCAGCCGTCCATCCATGCCGTAAAAGGACACGCGCTTTCCCACGAGCTTTTTCGCGGCGAGCTTGGCATCGTTTGCCAGCCTCTCCTTATCCCAGCGGAGACAATACTGAATCGCGACATCAAGGTTTTCGCTGTCGCCGAAAGCTCTTTCCAGCAACTCCAACAGCTCCTTGCAAAGCTCTGCGTTTTGCTCCACCGTATTCGCCTTATTCATGCCGAGGGTGAAGTAGGTATAGTCGCGACCGGTCAAGCCGCTCTCTTTCGTCCAATGGCTGCACCAGAAGAACAAATCCCACTGATTGCTGTCATAGTTGATCTTGCGCTCCTGCTCTTTGTCGTACTGATAGCAGATAAATTGCTGTGCGATGGTCTCCATGACCTTGTGCATGAAGGTGTTGTTGGTTTCACAAGCCTGTCTGTGCCGCTCGCGCCAAGCGTCCTCCGGAAGTGTGTCATGCTCGCGCCTGTTTTCATCTCTCTGTGCGTCCGTGTAGCAGAAGTTGAAACGCAGGTGGTAAATGTCCTCAGCAGCGCATCCGCGAGACACGAACCTTTCATAGCCCGCAGGCAAATAGGACTTATCGTAATTGACTGTCATCAAAATCATCCTTTCTCGTTGTGTTGTTCTCTCACTACAACTACCTTGTAAAAATTCTATTTGCTTACCAAAGTGCAAAAAAAAGACGCTGGTTTTTCCAGCGTCTTTCGTCGTTATATTCAGTTAATCGTAGATGAAGTTTTCTCGTCCGATATACTCACCAGCTACATAATCCTCGTCAGAAACACCGGAATACCAGACTAAATCGCCATGCTTATCTATCATGGAAATCAGACGTGTCATGCAATCTTCTTCGTCAAAGCCGCCGACCTCGATCTCTTCATCATCAGCATATCTGCCAATCATTTTCCACGGATATAGGACTTTCATATATTTCTCCTTACTGCCAGAGGCTTTCAATTCCAAAGCTGAAACGAATAGCTTCATCTTTCAGACCGCTCAAAAATACGGTGTCTGCCAGTGCATTCATTGCAGAAAAGATTTTTAACTCGCGTCCGCGAAGGGAAGAGAGACGTCGTAGCTCCATCGAAACGACCACATTCGGTCTGGACTGAGACGGCTTGTCAATGTCAACACAAACGACCTCCATGCTATGATCGTTCATCCATCGAGCTGCAAGCTTCAGCTTTTCATACCGCTGCATTTTAGACAGATCGGCAACTCTTCCATTGAAAAACTCGTTATCCGAAAGAATGCGGTCAAGCTCTTCATCATCAAAAAAATCTCTTACATCAACATCAGACTGCTTTGAGCGCTCCAGCTTCTCCTGATATTCTTCCTCAGCTTTTTTCTTGGCCTGCTCAACCCGTTCACCAAAAGTCACTCGAATCACCTTGTTTCCGTTCATGTTACCTCCGCATTATATCATCATTTCCGTTTTTCTTCAAGAATCGTTTAGGCATCTTCGCCCATAAAAGTCACACCGATGAGCCTTGCAAAATCATTCCGCAAAGTACGCGCCTCATCCATGCGTTCATATACTTCCGCAGCATTCTGTTGACGCGCATTTGCATATTTTTCTTTCAAGAATTTGTATTCGCTATTTAACGCTGTCGTTACAGTGTCTATTTCTTCTCGTGTAAGCTCCACGGTATAAGTCAAGCATTTTGATTTCATCGTAATCCCTCCATCACGCAATTTCTTTTATGGCGCGAACAATACGCGCTCGCTGTGTATTTTCCACCTTTGTGTAAATCGCTTCACCGTTTCCAAATACAGCGGAACAATAGACCTCATCAAACCCATATTCTTTCGCAAGCATTTTCAAAATTCGATTGATCTTATTGATCTCACTGTTATACCGACGAATTGCTACACTACGGCATACATCGAAATAATAATGGCAATCGTCATTATCATACTCATTTGGGTCATGCTTTTCCTCCACATAGAACTGAACCCCATAATATTTTCCGCCAACAGTTGAAATAGAATGAAATTCAAGCTTTGCATTTGCATCACTCAACCGCGTCTCCATCTCTTCCGCGAACTCAAATGCTGCTACCTCATCCAGATATACTTTCCGCTCCGTGGCTGCGCCACAAATCGGGCATACACCATCTTCTCCATATGTATTGCAAGCTGGACAATAATCCACCTCAGAAACGAAATCTCTCACATAGAGAGGAAAATTTCTCATCGTATTAAAATTTGGCATCGACATATTATCGCCTCCTATTATATCTACCCATTCAAATAGGCTTTTGCCCACCAGAATATAGTTTTTTCTGCCGACTGCCCAATAGGGCAGTTTCGTCTTACTTTCCAAAGACTCATCAGGACAGTTTTACCATACAGCTCTCCAACCAGGCTGAGCAATCTGCTCGTCAAGCTCGCGCTCACGCTGCTCCGTTTCGGTCAGCTCGCTTTCCTCCGCAAAATCAGAAGAGTCAAGATCATAAACCTCGACACCGACATCAGCATCGGAATACACCTCTTGCACCATCCCGCCATGAACCTTGACAGCGATATTGACATCAAGCTCTTTTTCTTCGATACGCCACACCTCAACATCAGAACCGTCTCGAATAGAGGCATCCATATCGGAAAACTCGCAGCAATAATCGTCCGTTTGATTTTCAATATCGAAATCCCAACTTTCGACTGTCTTCTCATAAACCGTTTTCATCTTGGCCTGCGCCGCTTCCAGCGTCGAGAAAAGATCGACAGACGAACCCCAAGCGGCATCCGTATCCTGTTCATGAATCAAAAGGAAAAGCTTCATTTCATAACCTCCAAATGCAGCGGACAATCTTCGTGCCGCTGAGTCAAGTATTTCTTTTTCAACTCATCAGAATAGCCCCACTTCCGCTTTTTCAACGGAAGATAGCACCAGTGACAGGCGCAATCTTTGCAGCTATCCGGAATTGCATCTAAATGTGTTTTGAACCAGACAACGCGATTTTCTTCCATGTTACACCTCTCTACGAAAAGAGCCGCCCGAATGGGCGGCTCTCAATCACTGTTTATCGTGCGCAAACAAGCTCTGTCATGCGGTCGAGCATCTTGTGCCCGTCCATGATTCTGTTCCAGTTGTTTTCACGGTAGCTGCCAGTCTGACGGCGCGGGGCAGAATGAGAAATCATATCGCTCATAGCATTCACAACGCCCCAACCAGTGTTAAGGAACTTCATGATATCCGGACGGAAATAGCAGATCATAAACTCGTCCTTTGCCTTTTTCACGCTGTTCTTCTTGCGCTCGGTATCGTCATCGTCAACAGGGAACATCTCATCCAGAAGCTTATCAAGCTGTTCATCGGTGATTGTCGTATTTGCAAGGCGATCTGCGCAAACAGCCAGCTCATCCATGTAGGCATCCGCAAGCTGGAGACACATACGCGCTTCTTGCATCTTCTCGTCGATATTGCCGACATGCTTTGTTGCCCACTGACGCTTCGCGCTATTCAGCGCAAGATTCAAAGTATTGTTGCAGACAACACGAATCGGAGTCATGCAGACACGGATAGAACCGCTCCCGTCGTGCGTATTCGAGAAGCAAAGATACGGCTCGACCTTATCGCCAACGACCTCGCGCTCAGGCATCTTTGCCAGCAGCCAAATCTTCTTGCCATTCTGCAAGCTACCAGCGGTCTCATAACGGACATCGCCGCCGATCAGCTCATCGGTAAAGCTGAAAGCATCCTTATTCTGCACGATCTGATAGCGGTCAGAGACAACACCAAGCACACGACCGTCTGTGCTACGAACATTCGCCTTGTAATTCTCGATCTTTGCACCGCCACATACCTGAATGTTTCTCTGCTTGACCTCCCAATCAAGACCAGCCATTTTCAGCGCATCAGCGCTATTCAACGCTTCCTGAACCTCAACACCCAGACCGTGCCAGGGCTTTTCACGCACATAGAACATAGTTTCGACATTTGCTGCCATTTTTGAATCCTCCTTAAAGTAGAAAGTAATTTGTGATGATTGTTTTGGGCTTTCTATTATATCTACCCCTAAAATTTCGGCTTTGCCTACCAGCCGTTGAAATTATTTTTTATATAGAAATACTGCTACAACATTGCATTTCAGCTCCAGCGTGACTGTATCTTCCGGAACATCAAGAGCCACACAAAGTGATTTCCACTTGTTTTCACTGGTAAAATCATCTTTCCACAGTATCAGAGATTTTCTGCTTTCGATTGTCTCAGACTTCTTTTCGATCAGCTTTGCCGCAGCGTGATATCCGTCACGATACAGCACATTCACAATATCTTTTTCTGTCATTTATTCATCCTCACGATCTTCGCATAAAGTAATGACTTCCTCACGAGAAAATCCATTTTCCTCAGCGGCCTGCCAGTCATCATCTGTGAAATCCAAAATCGAACCGACGCAGCTATGATAGTCCATGATTGCATAAGGAAGTCCCTCGTCCGTCCACTGCCAATCAAGCTTTCCACAACGCTCTAAATACATTGCTTTTGACTCTTCGATTTTATTTCTCAGTGTAAAAGCGCTCATTTTATCACATCCTCATCCATAAGAATTTCGGAATATGAGATCTCAGCGGCGGAGCAAAGCTCAGTACGACGCATCAACTTTTTCATCATGTCAGTGGGATTCTGCGCAGAAATTACATATCCACGGGAATAATTGCCCATTCTAACAATGACGGAATATTTAGAAAGAAAATGCTCTTCCTCAAACTCTTCTCGTGATACACATTCCACTATATCTTTCCCGCAGGCCGGACATTCGGTAAAAGTAAAGCCCCCAATATGCTCATCGTGCAGCCTATCAGGAGTAAAATACGAACCACAATTTTCACAGGAAATAATATGCCCATTGTTGCATTCATCCGGAACACAATCCTCGCAAACAAAATATTCGTTATCCGTACCTTCGTTGACAACAACGCCCACACAGTTCTCATCGTCAAAAGATCGACCACAAATCTTACAAGTTTTCATTGAAAACACCTCCTATTATATCTACCCTCAAAAGCTGAGTTTTGCTTACTCATAAAATGAAAAAAATGGGGTATGGTTTTTGATTTCGCAGACACCATTCCAAAACTGCGCCGCTTTTAGCCGATGATCTTCTTCATTTCAAACACCTCCGATCAATTCATCCAGCGCCTCCGCAGAAATATGTAGCGCCTCCGCGAAGTCTTTCGCTTGTGCAACATAGCGATCTTCGTAATATCCGCGCTCCATATCCGTCTTTGCATTGTCCTTGCGCTTGCGCAAATCCAGCAAACACGGCTTTACAATACGCTGGAAATAACTATTGGGAGCTACATTGATCTTTTCGATATCATTCATACATACACCTCTCATCTCAGATATGATACGGCTCGATTCCACGCTCAACCGTTTCACCTCTGAAACAGTGACCGCAATACTCCCAAATGCCATTAGGCCACTCTCCACCGACCTTACGGAAAGTTTCGTAAGTGTCTCTCCATCTGCCGGTCTTTTCATCCATCCTGGCAGAATAAGGCTCGCCCATCTGGGAGCAGTCTGCCCGCATACAAGCGGGCGGCACACAATCCATTGCAGCATCTACGATTGCCTGCTCCACATAGTCACCAACCTTTACAGCTTCATATGTGAAATTGTCCTGCTTCCAGACAGGCTTGCCATTAAACATATCTCACGCCTCCATCGTACTGGCCGCCGAAGCAGCGGCAGCAGCTTCCTCGGCCTGCTTCTTGCGCTCATAGCGGCGCAGGCGCTTCTCAAACTCCGCATCGGAATCCATCGGATAGTTGCAGCCCTTGCCGATACCCTTGCCGACGATCTGCTTGCTGGGCTTGGCAGCGGCGATCTCCGACTTGAAAATCGTACCGCGCATACCAGCAAACTTACCGAGACCAGACTTGTTGAGATTGACAGACATTTTTGAATCCTCCTTTAATTTTTAGGTTTCCCTATTACAACTACCCTCCAAATGGAGCGGTTGCTTACTAAATTTTTGATTTTTCTTTGATAAACTCATTAAGATGATTTTCCATGTGATACATACGAACAAACTCGCGCATCAGCTCTCCGACCTCATTCAATCGCTCATTTTTCTCGCGCAAAGAGCGGATTTCTTTCTCCAACTCTTTATTGACCGTTGTACGGAGATAGAAGCGCAGTGTATTCGGCGGCTCGATAAACGACTCTCTTTGACAAACGCCGTCTACAAAAATCTGCTCAAAAAGCTTGATATCTAAAAAGGAATCATCCACAAGACCGCGCATATAAAACTCCAGCGCTTTGTCCAGGTCATCAAACTCTTTTTTCTGATATTTCTCCCACGGCTCGCCATCGTTATAACGACCACCGATAATATAGGCATAGTCCTTTTTATCCGTGACAAATTCCGCAGTATATTTCGTTTCGATCTTTTTATCTCCATCAAACGAAGTCATTTAGTATCTTCCTCCAGACCTTTCAACATTTGTAGCTGCTGTTCATGTATAAAACTCTGAATTTTATTCACCGATGCTCATTGTGCAAAATATACAATAAATTGCACAAAATCATCTCAAAAATGTGCATTTTGCTTGAGTTTTCGCCGCTTTTATGCTATTATTAGAGCATGAAAGGAGCGTACAACAAATGAATAACAATACAAAATGCGATCTCGCTCTCCGCATTCGCCCGTTAAAAGCAGCTTTGCAAATCTCTTTCCGCGACATCCAATTCATCAGCGCATACCATGACAAGATTCTGCTTCCGTATACCGGCGATCTTCCACAGGTCATCCAGCAATACATCATCAACGACGCACTGGAAACCTGCTACACCGTTAAAGAGATGCAGAAAATGCAAGCGACTCATTCAGACACCTTTGGAAACATCATTTCCGACTGCCATACATATATCGGGCTGAAAACATCACGTAGCAAGCCGATCATCGTTTTTCAGATCAACTACATAACGAAAAGCGGCTATGAATCCGAACAGTTTTTCGTTGCAGAGGCAAGCCAAAAACAAATCACAAACACACTAAACCGTTTTTTCAATCGAAAGAAAACCGGCCTGCGATCTGATATCTGCTCTTGCTTTGAACGCCAGCATGTCGATTTCAAGCGGCGCTTTGCCTCCACACTATAACTACCGATAAAAACTTGATTTTGCTTACCAAGCAACAAAAAAAGCCTGAGAATTTCTCAGGCTTTTTCCATTTCTTTCTCAAACGCTTCTCTTCTTTTCCGCTCGATCTCTTCCACCCTATGCGGAAGTCCGTTATACATTTTCGCATACTCGGCTGCATCGCGGCGCTTTTCAGAAAAGCTACCAGAGACGGGAACATGCTGGTATCCTCTCATATGCGCATACCAAAGACCAGACTTTCTATCTTGCGATACAATATAATTTTTCATAGCAGATGACTGGCTTTTCTGAGCGCATCCATCTTTTTCGTCAGCCCTACAATGGTAAATGCGCCGGTCAGCGGTTTTTCTAACTCCATGTGCCGATAGATAACGGAAAATGTAAACACCTCACTATTGTATTTTTCATTAGACATGGCGTCCAATTCCGCCTGCGTGTAGCGCTTATCTTTAATCTCATAATAACGCACACCGCTATCTTTCTCAAAAAACTCTCTCATTTCTGGTACTGTAGCTTTGATTTTAATGCGACTTTCCATTTAGTCACGCATCCTTTCTCACCGCTTCGATCAACTGATTCATATACTTGTAAATGACAGTCGATTGATTTTTTCCGCTCATATGTCCGCCGCTCATCTTTCCATCTTTGACCGTGATATCCAGCAGGCTGCTATTGATCCAGCCTTGCGTTTTAATCGGTATTTTTACACCATATTGACGCGCCAGATAATTGAAAATGCTGTACGAGCTACTATGATAACGGCTTTTGAAGATTTCAACATCAAAATTGACCAGACGTCCGCCGTTTTTCAAAGTTTCAATGGCCTGCGCGACTTTCTTTTGCGCCGCTTCGTTCCGCTCTTTTACATACGCAGCTTCTTCCGCTTCACGCTGCGCCCGTTCCGCCTCGCGCTTCGCTCTTTGCTTCTCTGCGAAAATCTTCCGCGCTTCAAAGCATCCAGGAACGAGAGATTCATCCAAAAGCTTTACCAACTCAATATAGATAAGGCTAATATACGAACCGGTATTGATGCAATCGCGTATCATTGCCAGAAATTCACCATCAGAGCTGACACGATAGCGCCGAACCTGCCCTTCAACAAGCTCCAAGCTATCATCTTCCGCCGCCGTGCCGACCAGCAGGCCAACTCCGCAATCTTCCAGATACAAATACAAATCGCAAGCCGCATAACTGCGCGTGTCGCTCTTTTCCAGCCTACTCATATAGATATTTCCGAAAATCGGAGCAACTTCGATATTATGAACAATCGGCTTCGTGCCATCCGCATTATAGACGATCATCCGCTTTTTCTGATATTCTCCATTGATTTCACTCAGCAGCATTTTTATCACTCCTTCTATTATAACTACCCATCGAAAAAAGATTTTGCGTACCACATAGGCAAAAAAAATTAGGCGGAACAGATTTCCCCATTCCGCCAGATTTTCAAAACTTATTCAGATGTTTTCTATCTCATATCGCATAAACAAGTTCTACGCCATCGCGTTCTGCAAAGAATGCCTCCGCAACAGGACAATCACTACACAAAGCGCTGTTACATTTGCCAGGAAAGCGGCAGGCATATCCGCAAATATCAGGCTTTTCGCGCTTCTTGTGCAAGATAATTCGCTTGCCGGTCAGCTTTTCCGCTACAAGCTTTTTCAAATAATTCAGTGCGTAGTCATCCGTATCAAACACCTGAGAATCAATCTTCCAGTCCCACATGTTTCCGTTATGCACGGGATGCTCTGTAACCTCGATCTCTTTCCCGTTAGATAGATGAATGATATAGCGGTCTTCCGCGACCTGCTCGGCAGCAAGATATTCCTCGACATACATTTTCATGATCGACACGATTCAATCCTCCACAATGAATCCGTTATGACAAAAGCCCGTTTGATCTGTGATATAGTCGGAAATTTCCTCCATGTCCGTCATATCGTCCGGAATATCAATTTCCGTTGGCAACAGCTCCAAATCTTCCAGATCGTCAACATCCCACTGGATATGCGTTGCTTTTCTGTTCCGTTTCATCCGATGTTTCAACTGCATAAGTTATCGACCTCCGAGAACCCACGGATTATTTAAGGCGTTCATGTGCGCGTTCATAATCTCCATGATCTTCGGCTCATCCATGACGGCGGACAGCTTGACGAGATCCGCATAACTCTTTTTCGGCTGAACCGCGCCCAGAACCTCGTGATATCCCATACCCTCCGATTTCATCATGTCGCTGTTCTCGCAGCGCGTCCAGATTGCCAGAGAAATGCAAGCCTCATTTCCGATGTACTTGTATCCGTCCCGCGCATCGCGGAAGTGAATTTCAGCGGTCAGAATCCGACCATCCGCCAGCTCGATAGACTTCTTGATCTGCTTCTCGCCCCAAACAACATAGCGCTGAATGTCAAACCGAAAACCGTTTTGAAGTTTCGCGTTCCACTTATTAACCTGCTCACGAGTTACGCTCGGCATAATGTTACCTCCATTTATTACAATGTGATTTCTACGCGCCTGCTCTTGCCGTCCAGCACCTTCTGGAGCTTGCAGGCCATCGCATCAAACTGTTCCTCCCGCAGACGGTACAACGAACCATCCAAAGGACTATTGCTATTGTCCGCGTTATCCGCCATGCGAGCGGCTTCATGATACGCTCGCGCTTTTTCTTGAAGCGCTCCAATCATCCACTTGATTTCCGTTTGTGTAAAGCTTTGCATGTTTCATCCTCCTATTATATCTACCCGCCAGACTTTCCGCTTGCTTACCAGTAGATACAAATTTTCTTTGTAAAGATGAGATACAAGCCCATCGGCAGCACCATAAAAGCACCCGTTCCATCACGGTCTTCTATCGTCGTTCCGTGTGCGCAAACAATCAACATCACAACGGACAGCACCACCAGCAAAAGCCCCATCAAACGCTGCTGCAGCATCACCTGCGAGCGCGTCCGCGATCTTCTCCGTCTCCGCTCATACATTTTCGTTTCCTCCGTTCTCGTCATCCGTTCCGTTTGCAATCCACCATTCAGGCGCGATATACAAGGCTTCCGCCGCATCCAGCAAGCCCCAGCCCTCCAAAGTCAGGCCGCAAAAGCTCCGTTTGATCTCTACCCATCCGCCCGTCTCCGTGTGAATGTAGAGCTTTTCCGCCAGTCCAACAGATACCACACGGCGCGTTACCGTTCCATCCGTTACCAGTACAAGCCGCTTATCTGAAAAGGCTTTTTCAATCATCTGAAAAGCTTTGTTTGCATCCATCCTCTACACCCTCCAAGCGTTTCCGCCGTTTGCTTACCGTCGTTCAAGATTTTTTCAGAGCAGCCGCCCCAGCTCCTACCGGAGCGGCGCTCATACTGTTTAACTACTTCCTTACGCCGCAACTTCCGCAGGTGTAAGGCCGATGTTCCGCAGAGCCTCGCGCATCTTGTCAATGCGCTTATGAACGGCGGCGCGATTGATTCCGACAACTTCCGCAATCTCGCGTTCCGTGTAATTGTCGCGCTTGCATTCAATAATCATGCGGTCGATTTCATCGCGGCTGTTTACAAACTGTTCCAGCGCTACGCGCAGCGTTGCAGTGCTTGCCGTCTCATCCTTGCCGGTGCTTGCCATCGTGTCCAGATAGTCGCGGCTCTCGCCGTTCTTGTCGGTGATCTCGTGAACGCGGGCGCGTCCGTGTTTGATATCGTCACGATATACGGCGCGGATTGCATCTTTCGCACTGCGATACACCAGAGCCACCAGAGAAATATTGACCTTGCCAGACGCGGCGCGTTTTGCGTTGAGCTTGTCCAGATAGTCAGCATCCAGCCGTTCCGCCAGCTTTACCCAAGCCTCATTTACAAGGCCGTCGATCCCGTGATGATTCAAGAACCATGCGACAGTCTCGTTAAACTCTGCATAGTGATCTTCTGTGCTGTATCCGATTTCGTTCTTTGCCGCCTTCTTGATGTTAGCCGTCAGCATGTTGATCTGCGCTTTGGTATCCATCGCCGCCCACTGATGCAGGATGTTTTCCGGCGTGTTCTTTGCGTCTTCCCACGCCATAGCCAGACAGAGAGAGAACACAGGGCGCAGGCCATCGCCTTTGTCGGTTTCGTGATAGATAGCCCAGGCGCGTGACATGATCGACTTGACATTGTACTTTTTCATTTCGTTTACCTCATTTCATTGACCAGCGCCGCAGCGCGTTTTAATTTCGGTTTCCCACGACGGCCAGCCGTGGCCGTTTCGGTTAGTTACCATCTAACCATCATCAGGCGGGATTTCAAGAAAAGTAAATGTTGTAATCGTTGCGCGTGATATTCGGATTTCCTTCATAGACGGAGTACACAAAAACGCTGTTTTCCACTTCCTCGCCGTTTATGTACCACTCGCAATGGCCTTGCCAGCATCCAAGATTCGGGAAGTCCTGCCGGTTTGTGATGCAGCCAGTAGAAATGTTGATTTTCTCCAGCTCGTCATACATCGCCGCGATCTCGTGCGGCTCGTGCCATCCGCTAAACCGCGCCGCGATCTCGTTTGCCGCCTTGATTTGCTTTCTCGTTGCTTTCATTTCAAAACCCCGCTTTCATTTTACCGGCGCGGCGGGAATGCCCCCGCCGCCGCTGTTTTACTCAATCAGATGAAATACATCTCGCCGTTATATTCAAGGGCAATCGCTTCTTGACCCATTTCGCGCTTCAGCTCGTAGCAGAGGGAAACAACATCATCAATATACTTTTCAGCGTCAGCCGTGGAGCAGTACGCGAAAACCATTGTTGTGGCCTCTTTTACCAGCTCCCCAGAGTCGGAAACCCAATAACCGCGCACCGGCGAAGCCGTAGCACCGCCGAAACAGGCGGAGAGAGTACGCGCGACGCGCTCAACGTATGCAGCATTGTCGATCTCCTGATCTACGGATACCGTAGCGGGGACATAGACAGTGATTTTGCTTTTCAGAGGGACGAGAGCCGACAGTTTATTCATGATTATAACCTCCGTATTATTTAACTACTTCCTTAGACCGTCCAGCAGCGGCGCACCCGCCGCCGTCGATCTCGTTTCCTTTACCTTACATAAAGGATTATACCACACAAAAGCGGAATTTGCAATAGGAAATAGCTAAATAATATCTTGACAGAATGTAAAAATAGCAAGTCAAAAACAGCATCTTTTTGTGCAATATGCCATTAGCATATCATACAAATACACCATTTCAGAATTGTGCATTCTGCTATATCCTTTTGGCCTGCATCGTCTCCCAGCCCAGCCCCACCAGAGCCGCAGCGCTGGACACGGGAACGCCTGGACACGCTCAGACAGCACCGGAGCGGACGAAGCGCCAGCCCCAGAAGCGACACACGGACGAAAGGACACGGAGACAGCACCAGCGGCAGAGCCGCCCCAGAGATCAAGCCCAGAAGCGAAACGCCAGAAGAGCCAGAGCCAGCACGACGGCAGCAGCGGAGACAAGACCGCCCAGCAGACACTAAGCCCCACCAGAGCCGCAGAGATCGAGCCAGAGCCAGAGAGCCAGAAGCGCGGCACTGTAGACCATGAGCGGAGACGGAGACAGAAAGAAGGGAAAGAGAGGAAAGAAGAGAGGGAACGAAGAGAAAACGACAGCAAAACGCCGCTTTTCTCCCCGTCTCACCGAACGCCCAGCAGATCAACCACCAGAGCCAGCCCAGCACCGACAGACACGGACAGCAGCAGAAACGCCGCCTTTTTCGGTTCTGCTTTTGTGGAGTATGCGGAATCAACGGAGATCAACGCCAGTTTTGACCATACGGAAGGCGGGGACGGTTCATATTTTCACGACCTCACCAACGCCAAAAATTTGGCTTTGTACCCTCTTCTCCACGCCTCTATCTTTTTCACCAAACCCTCACCTCACAAACACACCGTTCATCAACGATATATTTCCTTACAAATATAAATATCCTCTGCTACAGTCTTCTCTTCGGAAGAATGCCTTAATCAACGCTGGATCTTCCTCTTCTGAGCTACATACAAAAATACCTTTTCATAATTTCTTATTGCGAAACACGCCTTAATCAACGCACTTCTATCGAATTCGCAAATCAATGGAATTAACCAAACAATATTTTCTATCCGATTTTTATTGACTTTAGACCGATTTGTGGTATAATATCTTATGTAAGGATTGTTCGTTGAACAACGCTTTTTCTGCTACTAAAGAATTAGCTAAACAATATGCAAGGAGTGATGAATATGGGACAGTCTACCGAAAGTACGATTCTGCAAATAACCTTACATCCGGAGATTGAAAAGCTGCTTAGCAAGAAGAAACCCAATAACTGCAAGACTGGTGAACGCCAAACTGTATATCCCATCAAAACTCATAAGGACATTATTGCTATGGCAAACTGGCTGTATGAGCATAAAAATAACAAGTATGTACTTGCATTCACCTTAGGCATCAATCTCGGATTAAGAGCAAATGAGCTTTTGGATTTGAAGATGAACCAGGTATTCTTCCCTAATGGTTCTGTAAGGCTGATTGAGGATGAAGAAGACACCACAGACGGAATCGACATCTACCAGAGCAAAACAAAGAAACATAGAACTGTTTTCCTGAATACTGCTTGTAAGGATGCTCTTGAGTGGGCATTTCCAATAAAAGGTGCATATCTGCACTCAGAAGAATATCTCTTCCCATCCAGAGAGGGTGGTGCTATTCAGGTTGGTACTTTCCGTAAGGTTCTGAAAGAAGCAGCGGCAGCTTGCGGATTGAAACAGAATATCGGTACTCACACCTGCCGTAAAACATGGGGATGGCATCAGTACAAGTACAATAGTGAAAAGGCAAATTTGGACATTACCATGTTGCAAAGAGCATTTGGACATAGTTCTCCAGAAGTGACCTTGCGCTACCTCGGTATTACCGATGAGGAAGACAAAGCTCTCTACAAAAACATGTGCATCAATGTAGTCTCAGATCATGATTTCGTAGGGTGATGATTATTCTATTGCTACAAACAAAAAAGACTTGTCTGGTATTAAGGGGTACGGATACAAGAAATGCGTTGAACAACGGTATGTTTGGCATCTAAATTTCTTAATTTTCGACCAACTCGGTCGAAAACACGGAAAATCGAGTGACTTTGGAGGCTGAAAATGAGGCGTAAAACACAACCCGCATACGAGGATATTATGAAGCTGGAAAGCCATGAAATGTCCACATACTCTTATCGGAATCTGATCGACAATGTTCATAAGGGCTGTTATGTTGAAGCTGCTTCTTCGCAGCAGGCCGGTGTTGTAGAGTCCATTATCAGAAACCGCTTGGGCATTCCGGTTTGTTTGAAAGTCCGCTATGGTGACGATGCTTCGGTCGATTATATCTCCGTAGATCGTGTGAGTTTCTGGGAACCGTATTCGTATTGCGTTCCGGATGAAACATACTGCGACTATTTTGAAGAAGGCTTTGATGACGAGGTAGACGAAGATGGTCAGAGTGTGTGATGCTATTATGGGCAGTGGCAAGACCAGCGCGACGATTGGCTATATTAACGCACATCCGGAAAAGAAGTTTCTCTATATCACGCCGTACCTCCCAGAAGCGGAAAGAATTAAGAATAACTGTCCTCAGGCGGATTTCGTTGAGCCGAGTGACAGGATTCCGGAATTCCTCTTTTCTAAGGCTATGCACACATTAGGGCTGATTCGGCAGGGGCGCAATATTACATCGACACATCAGTGCCTTATGTACTATACGCCAGAGACGATCCAGCTCCTAAAGGAAAATGGATACTGCATTATTATCGACGAGGAAGTGACCGTGCTGCAGGCGGATAAACAGATCGCCTATTCCGATATCCAGCTCGCTATTGATGCCGGCTATGTTTATGAGGCTGCTCCGGACGAATACCGTAGAACTGATAAGCCGTATGACGGCGGCGTATTTTCTCACATGTTTCGCCTTATGGCATCAAGACCGCTGGTTTATAACAAATCCAAGCAGAATGGGTGCGTGTGGTACTGGCTATTCTCCAAAGAGCTGTTGGAAGCTGTTGATGATGTGTTCGTGCTTACTTATCTGTTCAAAAACTCTGAAATGGATCTGTTTATGCAGATCAACAATATCCCATATGTGAATATCGGTATTCGCCGCACAGAGGGCGGAGGGTATATCTTTTCCGACAAACCAGAGTATGTTCCGGATTATGTGTATCGGCTGAAAGACATGATTCATATTGATGACGGTCAGCGAATCAATAGTGTTGGCGATATGAAACACGCGCTTTCTATGAACTGGTATAAGTCAAAAACGGATGGTGTGAATCAGGTTCGCCGTAATTTGATGAACTACTTTCAAAAGCGAAGCGGTGATATTCCAGCACAAGAGCGAATGTGCGGTACTTACAAGGAGTATTGGGGGAGAATCAGAGGAAAGGGCTATTGGAACTCATCTGTAGTCTTTAATGCAAAGGCAACCAACCAATTTAGCCATTGTAGGGCGCTGGCCTACCCAATCAATCTTTTTGCGAATGGCGATATCGTTCACTATTACGCGAGTAAGGGTGTAATTTTTGATAACGACCATTATGCGTTGTCAACTATGATTCAGTGGATCTGGCGTTCCGCAATTAGAAACGGTGAAGAAATCAGCTTATATCTGCCAAGTAAGCGTATGAGGGATTTGCTTACGGAGTGGATTGAAAAAACGAGTAAAGGAATTAGTTAAACCATATGAAAATTGATGATGTACTGACTCTTATTGGTCTGATTTTTGCTATTTTCGCTATTTGCTATGTGATTGTTCGCGCACTTAGAAATGACGGCGAGTGTTGCGATGGCAATGATTGTGATAACTGCCCATTTCCGCGCTGTCATCCGCAGAATCACGCTGATGATATGGAACAGTAAAAACGAGTGCTACTACGAGCGACATAGGCTCTCAAACGGGCAGTATTGCATGATCGCGTTCTATCGCTTCTATCGGTCGAGATCCGTTGAGTATCAGGTCGTATTCGCTGTAGCAGATAAGAAGAAAGCATTAAATGGCTATTTCAATCAGACCAAGGATAACAATATTTCTTTGAAGTACACTGGACGCTGCGGCGCTGAGGCTCTGATCTGGTGTAGGGATAAACTTCTCGAATTTGAGAATGAAGTCTTTCTGTCAGAGACATTTGAGACAAAAATCGTTGTTTATGGTGAAGATCATCGGCGTTTTCGTTTTTACGAGCGGGCGCTGACACGCTATGGTTATGAGAAGAAGCTAACTGACGATGGATGGGCTATGGTAAAGAAAGTCCTTAAAAACAACTACGATACTGAGGTGAGCTGAATGATTGATGTTGGATCTGCTTATTTCTGCTGTGATGAATGCCCTATTTCGGAGGATGTAGAAAGAAGATATCGCAATGCTGATGAAGCCGGCGCTTTTCAATATGACCATTGCGGATGTGATAAGATTGATTATCCTTTCTTTGTTGGTGGTTATTGTGATGATGCCTTTTGCCAGAAAGATGATTTTGAACGAATTGGAAGGCGTAAGACTGGCAAGGCGTATCGAAGAAAGATGCGCGTGAAAAAGCGCAATGATTTGATGCGGGCTATTGAAGGATGCTATGTGCGAGATATCTGGCATCGCAAGGGTGCGTATATCGTCTATCCAAAGAATTCAAAAGCCAAAAAGTATTACCGCAATTATTCAAATCGTCTGGTTCGTAGAGGAAAAATCGGTGGTGCTGGCAAAGGCGGATATCGGCGTTCTTTTGACTATAAGTGGGAGGTTTATTAAGCATGGAGAATGAGAAGTATTGTCCTCTTGCTTCTATCAGGGGCGGTGTTGGATCAAAGTGCATCGGAGAACAGTGTGCGTGGTGGATCGAGGATTACAGTGCGTGTGTCTTTGTTGCTTCGCTGCGAACCGGCGTTGAAGACCTGAAAGAACAAAATTTAGAGCTTGCTGGATCTGTTGTTAGTTATGATGTCCAGCTTCACGAGCTTGAAAAAGAAAACCTAAGATTGCGTAAGTCTGTTGAACGGCTTAGTCGGTCTTCTTTGCGAGGTGAAAAATCGTGTATGAGTTAGGAATGTGTTATAAGTGCAAATATAGGGGTGATGTTCCAGGCGATGCACATAGTTGTTGTTGCTATCCTGGGAACGATACGAATTTATTTTCCATGTTTGAGCCGACAAATTTTCTTCAGGCCGCAAAGCTGGATATTCGTGCTGAGAAGCATGGCGTTATGAGCGGCTGGTTTATGTGGCCTGTCAACTTCGATCCTATATGGCTACGCAACTGTAATGGTTTTACTCCAAAGGAGTCTGGTGAAGCCAATGGGTAATATCAGTGAACGAGTTGCTAAACAGATTTTGCCGGCTGAGCTGCAAAAGAATTACGGAAATGAGTTTGGAATCGAAGTGTGGCGTGTTTTGAACATCGTTGAGAAGAATGACACAGCGATTAAAGGGCTTCTTGATGTGCTTGATCGTTTGGAGCAGCCGCATAGAAAAGCTCTCATTCAACATCTTTGGATGCGATATTACGATTCCGTAGCGGATAAGGTTCTGGCACAATAATATTGGGAAGTGATTTGGTGTTTCGTGATTTCGATAGCGAAGTATGGCAAGGTGCTGTATATCAGGGTGTCGATTACTCATGGCGGTTTGAAGTGTCTACTTTCGGCAGAATACGAAATGCCATTACTGGCAAGATCTACTCTTGCGGTTATGGTGCTGGCGGATATCAGCAAGTTTGCATTTCTGTGTTTGGACGTCGGCTTAATGTGAGAATACATCGGTGTGTTGCTGAGACTTTTATTCCGAATCCTATTGGGTATGAAATCGTCAATCATATTGACGGCTGCAAGCAGCATAATTGGGTAGATAACCTCGAATGGTGTACAAGGCAGGAAAATTATTTTCATGCCGTTGACCTTGAACTGATCGACTATGATGTACCGGCACAACTCGGATATCTGTCACACCTTGGCGCTTATACCGGAAGCTGTAATGGTATGTCGAAACTGACTGAGGATGATGTGCGAGAAATCCGTATGAACTATATACCAAGAGGTTCTGGTGTAAGGTGTAACAGAAAGGAATTAGCAAATCAATATGGAGTGTCTGCGAATTTAATTTCTAAAATAGTAAGTGGTCAGATATGGACTCATGTATAAGGAGGAATCAGAGTGCGAATATGAGCGTGAAGTACATAAGGCTTAATGGCGATGCGCTAAGACAAATCGTTGAAAATGAAAAGCATTGTTTTCGCATTGCCATGAATAAGCAAGATATCTCAGGTGGAGAAATGACCGAAGCGGGATTTTTATTGGATGCGCAAGATGCAGAAGAAGAGCGCAAGGTCATTAAGCCGCCATACGAAAAGGGAGATATTCTTGCTCTAAAAGAAACATGGGCAATGATTGGTGACAAGTATGTGTATCGTTTGGATAGAGATCCACCGCAAGGCTATCTCTTGTTCAATTGGAAACCATCTGTTCAAATGCCAAATGATGCTGCAAGGCATTTTATAAGAATCATAGATGTTCGTGTAGAACGATTACAGGATATCTCACTTAATGATATCGAACGAGAAGGTATTTGGTTGCCAGGTGTTTTATCGCCTGAGCTTGCCTTTGCTTCTAAGTGGAACAGTGGGGTATCGGAGAAGAAACGATCCAAGATCGGATGGGAGCAAAATCCTTTTGTTTGGGTTTTTGATTTTGACCGATGTGTTTATGTAGAGGATGACAATGGAGAGCAAAAATAAGAATTTAGTTGATATAGACGATGTTTCCTGTCTTTTGGCTGCGATTCCGATTTTTACATTGTGCGATGTTGTTTGTGGCGGAAGGTGCTGTGCAATTCAGGGCTTCTCTGATAAGCCAGAAGTTCAGTGTCAAAGAAAAATCAAGAAATTTCTATTGGAATATATAGGTGAAGCACATGACGGGTGATATTAGAGAGACAGCTATTGATCATGTTGCAGGAGAAAAGATTGCAACATTCTTTAGTAGCGAAACAAGATGGATCAATCAAATATGGAAGCTTAAAGAGCAATACCCAGATGAAGTAGAGATTCGGCATGTGAATCCGGACGGAAGTTTGATTGCTCATATTCCAGCGGAATGGTTCAAGGTAAAACCAAAAAAGAAGGTAGTTTTGACGGAGGAGCAGATTGCCGCCTCCAAAGCGCGTCTTGAAAGGGGCAGGTTAAAAAGATTGGAGATGTTAGGAGATGATGCGCATGTGACAGATGAAAGGAACAATGAAATATGAACGACAATGCTTTGACTTGTCATGGATGTTATTGGGTTGACAAGTGTTTATGTGATAAAAGATGTGAAGATTTTACTCCTATTGAGCAATCGGAAGATATTCCGTATTACGAAAGCATCTTGCAAGAAAACCAAGAGACATATTTTTCGGAGTGTGTAGGCGACCTATACTAACAATCTAAATGTTAGTGTGTAATTTTTGTGATAGCGTGGCGCGGACGGGCTTTGCCCGTCCACCCATAAAGGAGAAAACGATGATTTATTTAGATCATGCAGCGACAACAAGCATTCGACCGCCTGTATATGAAGCTTTGAATTATTGGTATAGTTCTGGAAAATGTGGCAATCCAAGTTCTCTTCATTCCGCTGGCCGACAAGCACACCAAGCCATTTATCAGGCTCGTTTTGATGTGTCTAAGCTAATCGGTGCGGATAGCCCAGAAGAAATCATTTTTACTTCTGGTGGATCTGAGTCAGATAATTTGGCTCTCACAGGAATGGCATCTGCTCTAAATGCAACGAATCATAATGTAATGCTTGTTAGCCAAATTGAGCATCACGCCATTTTGAACCAGTGTAACTTACTGACTCGCCTTGGAATAGTCGTGAAACCGCTTTCCGTTGATACATATGGTCAGGTTGATTTATTTGAACTTGAAAAATATCTCAAAGAAGACAATGTAGGTCTTGTGTCTGTCATGTGGGTAAATAACGAAATCGGTGTTATTCAGGACATAAAAAGCATTGCAGATCTTTGTAATTGCTATGGTGCGGTATTCCATACAGATGCAGTGCAAGCGGTTGGGCATATTGATGTCAATGTAAATGCTTACGGAATTGATATGCTGTCTATCAGTGGGCATAAGTTCGGTGCGCCGATTGGTGTTGGAGCTTTGTATGTGCGCGGCGGGCTTAAAAAGCATATTGAGCCGATTATATACGGCGGCGGACAAGAATTTGGCGTGAGAGCCGGCACGGAGAATGTAGCTGGTATTGTTGCGCTTGGTACTGCAGCAAAGTTTTCAATACCAACCGAATTTTCTCGTGACGCATTGGTGCTACGGAAAGCATTTTTGAAAAAGCTATATTCTGTATGCGACGAAGGAATCAAGGTCAATGAGCATTATGAGAAATCATATCAGCTAAGCAGTATTTTGAGTATTACAATAAATGATGTTGAATCTGAGGCTATTCTTCATCTGATGAATTCGGACGGTGTATGTATTTCTGCTGCTTCTGCTTGCTCTGCCGGCAGTTTAGAACCAAGTCATGTTCTAAGCGCCATTGGGCGGAATTATACGCAGGCGAAGTCTACAATTAGAGTTTCGTTCGGATGGAATACGACGGTTGAAGAAGTCACTCGTGCCGCCGAATTGCTTGGAAAGAATATCGTTAGAATCAGAAAGATGTACAGGTCATAGGAGGAAATATGAGCGAGTTTAATAAGACAGAGTTATTAGAAAAGACAACTGAGTATATGAATTACATTGCTCAGCACAAGGAGAACATTAGAAAAGCATGGCTGGAATTGCGTGATGCCTTAAAGGGAATTGATTTATTCCAGCGTCCTAAAATTCTTGATGAGATGGAATGGCGTATCCGCAATCACGATGACAGCAAGATGTCTGAGGAAGAATTCTTACCGTATCGTCAACATTTTTATCCTGTTGCGGGCGAAGTGGTTGATGACGCGGCTTTTGAACTGGCATGGGAGCGCCATTATCGTACTAACGATCATCATTGGCAGTATTGGATTGATTGTAATGGAGACTTTATGTCCTATTACGATGTTGACACGAAAATCTGTGCTTATCTGGAAATGATTTGTGATTGGCAAGCTATGGGGTATGTTAATGGTGATTCTGCTCCGGAGTATTACCGAAATCACAAGGATGAAATTAAGATTGATCCGAATTGGGTATCTCTTGTAGAAGAGATTCTTGATTTGCTTGATAGCTATATTGCGGCAAGAGGTTGATATGAACAGATCGCAAACAAGGAAGTTTAGGAGCCTGGCGAAGAAGAAAGGCATTTCTCACAGTTTGGCTGAGATGTATATTTCTATGCGAAATCGTGGTTCTGCACCGCAGGATTTACATGAGGGTGATTTGGTTCGATTGAATGTTGAACAGATCATGAAACATCCAGATTATTTGCGTCTGTCCGAGCGCTATCGTGATTTTGTAGAAACTCATGCTGGAGATGTCTTTACCGTGCAGTATGATAGATCTGCTTCTATTCAAAAGCTAAACTCGGTTGTTATCTTGAAAGAAGATCCAGATGGCTGGCTTTTCTGGACTGGTGATTTGCAAAAGATTGATAGTTCAGTGGATTTGGCGGAGTAGCTCGTTTTGGTTGAAAAATGGCTTTCCGAAGAGGTCATCTGAATGAACCTCATTCAGACTGCTTCTAAATAACCCGTTGTTCAACGGTATGTTGAAAATGGTTTGTTAAAAGATAAGAGATACAGAATAAATAACGGCAAGGAGTGATTAGCCATTAGTCTTGATCGGCAAATCCATATTTATAGTTTTGACACGAGTGCGTTTTACACCGACGAAGAAAAGGCACTTGAGGTTGAGATCAATAAGCACTGCTCTTCAAAATCGAAATTAAAATCAGAGCGAGAAATTATTGAGCGGCTGTGTGCTGGAGAAATAACACAAGAGAAGGCTGAATCTCAGTTTCGTAAATTGTATGGCATGGGAAAGTCAGATCCGATTTCTGTTGCGATGGATAGTTCCCGTGTAAAACAGATTGCGAAAGAAATTCGCGGTACGAACCAGATGATTAAGATTAAGAAGTCTGAACTTGTATCACTTCTTCAAGCACATCGCTCGCAACGTGAGTTACGGACTGAATATGTGGTTGATAAGAATGTGATTTCTGTTTTTGAGTCGATGCTTACAAGAACACTTGGCATGGAAACAGGAAAGCTGTATGACGATTTCATGGTTATTCGCACATATTATTTCGATGTGATTGAAGATCTTATCCTAAATGGGTATACCTTTAACGGAGAACGCTACATTTGTTTTACGGCATCTGCTGGACAGATCAGAACAAAGAAAACTGTTTTCATTAAGGAAAGAATTTGGGAGAAGTATCAAAAAACCATTATGTGTGGACTGAGCGTTCAAAAAATCAACGAGCTTGGTGGAATCAATATCAATAAGTATCTGGCGTATCTTGCACTGTGCAATAGCGCAACTGATTTGTGGGAAGATTTCGATATTAGAAAGACTATCGTTGTAGATGATATGGAAACGATGGTTGGTGGAACTGTTGATTTTATTGATCACAAAACATACAGTGTTGAGCGCAGAGATATGGAGATTCCAATTACACATACGGATGGCTGCGGAATGGTTCTTCCCTCTTGTAATGCAAAAAACACTATGGTTCGTCTTCCGTGGGTAAAAGGGCTTCTTGCTGTATTCCCGTTTGATAAGTTTATCTTAGAATCAAACGAACGCGATCCGTCCGTAAATCATGGTTTGGTAACAGACATCTATGGTTTTGAACATGATGTAATCGCAGAGGGTATCCAGGTCATTTTTACAAAAAGTCAATTTAAGATGTACAAGTATTACGCGAATTGGCAAGAGTACATTGATTTGTTTTTAGCAAATGGATGCACTGTCGGTAAGTGTAATGAGGAAGAGGACTTCATTCCTGATGCAAAGCTTAACTATCAAATGCTTCAAACACTCACAGATTTGAGTACAGATGAACTTGAGCAGCTTGCTGGAAAGACGATTGACAAAATTGCTAAAATTGCATCGGATAAGAATACTATGCTGGATGTGTTCGGGGCTTCTACACAGTATCGCAATAAGAATGCTTTTCAGGAGTGTCTTAGTATCTATCCGGAATTGCTCTCCGACCCATACACAAAAGAGATGCTACGGCAAATCAAGAAGAATCTTGTTACTGAGGCAAGAGCAGCAAAGATTGATTTGAGCGCAAAGTATATGTTCTTGATTCCAGATCTCTATGCTTTCTGCGAATGGCTGTTTCTTGGAAATCGCAGTCCTGTTGGCTTGCTTGCAGATGGAGAGGTGTCTTGCTATCTTTATCGCACAGTGAGTAAATTGGACTGTCTGCGTTCACCCCACTTATATCGTGAACATGCTGTTCGTAAAAATGTTGTAACCAGTGCAACGAAAAAGTGGTTTTCTCAAAATGCTATCTATACGAGCTGTCATGATCTAATTTCAAAGATCCTACAATTTGATTGCGACGGAGATAAAAGTCTCGTATGCGCTGATTCCTTACTTGTGTCTATTGCTGAGCGCAATATGGAAGGAATCGTTCCTTTATACTACGAGATGGCAAAGGCTGGCGCTGTTACGATTACACCAGAGGAAATTTTCAAAGGGCTTCGCGCCGCATGGACTGGTGGCAATATCGGTGTTATTAGCAATGATATTACGAAGATTTGGAACGGTGAGGATGTTGACATAGAAGCAATTAAAATCTTATGTATGGAGAATAACTTCTGTATCGACTATGCCAAGACGCTGTATAAGCCAACTCGACCAGATGAAATCAATGCTCGTCTTGCAAGAATTACGAGTATGAAAGCGCCGCATTTTTTTATCCACGCTAAAAAGAAAACAAAATTTCAGGTTCAGCGAATGAACAATAGTGTTGTGAATCAGCTTGAACACATCGTTCCTAATAAGCGGATGTCTTTTGCCGCGAAGAATATTGGTGTCTTCAGATATCAGTATATGCTTAGTAACCCGATGAAACAGGTTGAGTTACTATCGTCTGTGACTGACCTGTACAATGATGTGGAAAAGCAGTATCGCTATTCGATCAGCTTTTATGATGATGACTCGAACTTTGCATATATTCGGGACAATATCTTGAAGCAATTCGACGAGATTTGTCTTGAGCGCTTAGATGTTTGCGACATTCTTGTGAAATATCTATTTCATAGTAAGAATAGCCGTAGGAAAAATGTTTTCTGGATGTGCTTTGGTGATATCGTTCTGGAAAACCTCAAGCGAAATATCCCAGATGGTTCTATTCAGTGCAAGAAATGTGGAGAGCGTTTTGTTCCTCTTTCACCGCAGCAAAAGGTATGTACGAGCTGCTCTGGATATCACCCACTCGGCAAAAAGAAACTGCGGTGTATTGATTGTGGAAAAGAGTTTGAGGTAGACGGTATCGTGAAAAATAAGAAGCGCTGCGATGACTGTCAGGCTATCCATATTCGCAATTATGAGCGTGAGAAGAAACGACGTCAGCGTAGCGTCGCATGATGTTGTTAGGAATTAGCTAAATAGCACAAAATGTCCCCATGTTTTATTTTGAAGTCTGATATTACGAAACACCCGTTGTTCAACGGAATGTTTGCCTATCCAATTTGTCAAATAACGCTTGGTAAATATGACGAAACACCCGTTGTTCAACGGAATGTTTGCAACCAAAAAGAAAAAGACCTTTAAGGGAAGAAAACCGTATTTACTAAACTATTCGGGATTCTCCTGTCTATGGCTGCGGTGCGATACCCGCAGCCCAGACATCTTTTTTGAAAAGGAATGAAGACTTTATATGATTCCAGTAACTAAGGAAGAATCGCGTATTCTCAGAGAATTGTATCCTGAGTACAAGGTGACGCGAACAATGATGCAGGATTCAAAGCGGCATCATTACTACGCAACAGAGAGTGAAGGAAACATGAGGGCGATTGCGAGTACGAACCATCTCGCCGCCGAAATTGTTGCACGGATTGATCGAGAGCGTGAGATTCGTCGCAAACGAATCATTCAGCAGCGAGGAAAGCATAATGTCAATGGTGGTTAAAAGCGAAAGCTTTGAAAATGCCATAATTGACACCAGTGATATGACAATCACAGAATATGATACTGATTCCGTAAGAACATACAGCCTTTTAGAGCTGTTAAAACGCTGGGACGGCGTTGTTGGCGTTACTCTGACAATTCGCCGCAGTATTCAGTTGCCGCCCAATGATGGGAGGAATGAATATTGAATCCAAAATATAAACAGCTTGAAAACGAAGATAGTTATGAGTATGGCCTACGACTGATTGAAATAAAGGTTGAGCAGAACCCTTCTGACTTAGAGTGGTCGGATATCGTTGACCTGCTTGGTCTTGATGTTCATTACGACAGCCTTCGTAAAGCGGCGAATGTAACGCCGTATTCTGGCTATCATGTGATGAAATACTTCAAGCAGAAAGCTACGCAAGATCTCGGAAGTGCATATCTTGACGAGATTGAGCAGAAGATGCTTGAATTCAAGAAAGAACGCCAGCGGTTTTTCGACCAGAGAAATGCTCTTAATAAAGTTGTGCGTGACCTGGCTCGCAAGGATGAAAACTCTGATATTTTTGAGAGGGCAATTACTTCTGGTGTAATTCCTCGGCTTGACTATGTTCCATGTGTAATGGAGTCGAGCGGGAGCGATTTGCTTGTAAGCTTAAACGATTTGCATTTTGGAGCGTGTGTGGACAACTATTGGAACTACTATAATTCCGATGTTTGTGTGCAACTTCTTAATGAATATCTGGATCGCATCCTTGAAATCTCCGCCTTGCATGGATCGGAAAGTTGTTATGTATGGGCAAATGGAGACTTGATTAGCGGAAATATTCATAAGTCTATTGCCGTGTCGAACAGAGAAAATGTTATTCAACAGGTCGTTGGAGTGTCTGAACTTCTTGCGGAGTTTTTGTCTACATTAAGCCGGTACTTTAAGAATGTTTACTTTTCTTCTGTTGCTGGGAATCATTCTCGGCTTGAAGAGAAAGATGTTGCCTCGATTCATGAGCGTCTTGACGATTTAGTTGAGTGGTATTTGAAAGCTCGTCTACAATCTTTTGAGAATGTGTCGTTTGATCATTACAGAAAGATCGACGATACGATGTATTTGCTTGATATTCGCGGCAAGACTTATCTTGGTGTACATGGCGATTATGATGGATCTGCTGGAAAAGTTCAATCGCTTCAGACAATGGCAAAAGAACCTGTGTACGCCATTCTTTCAGGTCATTTGCATCACAATAAGACCGATAGTGTTCAAGGCGTGAAAACGATTATGGCTGGCAGCTTTCTCGGTATGGATGACTACTGTGTTGGAAAGCGCATTTATGGAGCGCAGCAACAGTTGGTTTGCGTCTGTGATTATAATGGTGTCAAAGCATTTTACGATATTGACTTTGATACGACTCGTTATCGCCCGCAAAGGAGCGATACATCAGCATGAATATCAATAAAGCAGATTTGGTAAATACGCTTGCTCAGAAGAATAAGGCGTATAAGAAGTATATGGTCAAGGATATCGTTGACGATATCTTTGATGAAATTGCGAATGCTCTTAGAAACGGAGATCGAGTTTCGATTTATGGGTTTGGAACATTTGATGTGAAAAAGTATAAGTCGCATCCAGCTCTTCATCCAGTGACGAAAGAGAGCATCGTTGTTCCGGAGTTCCAGAATGTCGTGTTTAAGTCCGGAGCAGAACTTTTAAGAAGTATTCGAGAATGACTATGGGATGGGGCTTTTGCCCCTCCCTATTTGGCTGAGTGGAGAAGCTGGTTTTCTTGCCGCTCCAATAAAGCGGAGACGCTGGTTCAAGTCCAGCCTCAGCCACCAAAAAATCTAAAATTATTTTGCTAATTCCTATTGACAACCGTGTGCTTATATGTTATACTCAATAATGTCAAGAGGACATAGTTAAACAATATGCTGGCGTGGCACAATTGGTAGCGCAGGTGATTTGTAATCATCAGGTTGCGGGTTCAAGTCCTGTCGCCAGCTCCATGATCTTTGAAAATTCAATATTTGAATCATGCTTATGATTAACTCGGTGAATAAAGTGTGTCAGCACTCCGAGACGCACAGTAGTTCCCGCTGGATTTACGAGGGATACCTTTTATTGTCCAGACGGCAGTGATGCAGTGATGTATTGCTGGGAGGCGGAAACTGCCAACGAAAATGTGTGTTGCCAAGAGTTATCGCTACAAAAAGCACGGAACTTTCGGGCGCAGCAATAGACGCTCCTGTGGAGAATAATCCTCAAGGATACTGGCGTGGCAACCAGTACAACCAGAGGAAATGCCAACAATGCGCTCCTGTCTTGATGTCGAAGAAACTCGACTATAACGAAAGTCGTCGGTTAAAGTAGCCGTAGGACAGTTTTGGTGTTTGATCTTTAATACGATATGATGAAAAAGAAATTGTATGAAACTATCAAATTTTCTGAACGAACGGTGAAATTTGCGGGTAAACAATCCCGCGCAGGAATTGGCCTAATACAGTTCGCTGTGTAAGGCTGGGGTAAGAAGTTAAAGGTCGCTCCTTGAAGCTCAGACTTATCTCCCTGGTGGCTGAACATTGTGAGAAGGTAATGGAGGTAGAGCGAAGGCTCAATGATAGGTATGATTCAAGTATTGAATTTTCTTTCTAAGGAATTAGCAAAATAATTTTTATAGGGGTGTGTTTCATGCAGTTCAAAATTGCAACAAAGGATCTTAGCAAATTTTCGGCAATGAATATCGTCTGTGATGGCGATGCTGTGACTCTCAGTTTCGATGATAGCTTGGCGAGTGAACATATTGTTGACACTGTTTGTAAAGCGCCGCTTGCAATGCCTTTGAAGGATTTGAACCATCTTTCTTGGGGTGAAATTGATCAGATCGGATTGTCTGGTAAGGCGCGTGAAGTATTTGCGCTTGGCGCACAAAAGAAAGACCACATGAAGAACGGATTTGTTGCTGTGTGGCAGATTATCGGATTTAACCATGATGATCTTGCTGATGGGACTGGAAAAGCACCTCTCTCTTGGGATATGGTCAGAGTTTACAACGAGGACTGGTCGTGGAACGACGAAAGTACGAATTGCGGCGGATATGAAGCTTCTGTTGTGAGACGTAGGCTGGATACGGAGTTCTTCTCTCTTTGCTCTGATGAGTTGCAGGCAATTATTAAGCCGGTTGTTAAACTTACAAGCGCTGGCGATTGCAGTAAGGAAATTATCAAGAGCGTTTGTAAGATTTGGCTCAAGAGCGAGAAAGAGCTGTATGGTCGTTGTTTCTATTCGATGCCTGGCGAGGGGCATTGGTACGAATATTATAAGCAAGAGGATGTTCCTTACTATAAGGAAGATGATGACGGAAATCGTCGTTGTAACCTGTTGCGTTCTCCGTACTACAACTACAGCAACTACTTCTG